TTAGTCGCCGAGTCGGATAGCGATACCGTGGCTATAGGCGGTGTATAAGGTTCCCTTGCCCGTAAGTACCCCGCCTTGTACAAATCGAGTCACCAGAAATGGAACTCTGGGAGGGATCGTGGTTTGTTTCCCTCCCAGAACTACAGTTTGCGGCGAGTCGGCCGAGTTCTCGACTTCCACCTGTACAAGCCAACTTCCGGGGGGCAGTGTGACCGTGATTTCTCTCGTGTTGGCAGTTATGGGGACGTAGTCAACTTTCCCTCCGCCGAGGGCGGTCACGACTGCTGCTGTAATAGCCATGCTTAAACTCCTGTGATTATGTAGAGGTTTTTAGTGTCGGTGTCTAGCCACCAGTCGCCCACCACTGCGCCAGGAATCGACGCGGGTGGGGCACCAGCGCCGGAAAAAAGCGCGGGGCGCTGAGACACGGTCGCTGTATTCGCCTTACCGTCCAGGGCGGACTGTAGGCCCGTCACATTCGCAATGGTGTGCGTGTGCGAGGCGGCGGCTTTGCCTGCTAGTGCGGTGTCGAGTCCTGTGACCTGCGCGGTGGTGTGAGTGTGCGATGCAGCGGCCTTGCCGTCCAGGGCGGACTGTAGGCCGACCACCTGAGACTGCGGGATCGTGCTCTTAGCCAGCACATCCCCAGCCACTTGCCGCGCCGCCCACAGTGAGGCGAGCGTGTGCGGCAGTTCGGTTTCGGTCGCCAGTACCTCCGCGGCCGACGCGTAATTCTGCGAGAGGAGACGGCCCTTGCTGTCGCGCACAGCGATTTTGTTGGCCCTGTCGTATGCCTCACGGATGGGGGTTTCCAAGGCTGGTAGGTCGGTCACCTGTGACATGGTGTGCGTGTGCGCCGATGGTGCGGCCCCCACGTTGGCGGCGGTGAGGTTCACCGCCCCGATCTGCCCATTCACGCTGGTGACCACATCGGTGGGGGCGACAAGCATCACCCACGAGGTGAAGACCGAGGGCGACCCCGTCCCGAGCATGTAGGTCCCCTTATCCGCCCCCGACGTAATCACCGCGACGTCGCCCTCCTGGGCGGGCAGGGCGAGCATCGCAGCGCGGCTAGCCACCACGTGCGGCTTCGTCAACGCAACCGCAGGAAGCTGCGACGTAGGGACAAGGCCACCCACAAGATCAGCCTTATTAGCCAACTTGCCGTCCGTATACCCTTTCGTCGCCACCTCCGCCGGATTCAGCGGATCAGCCGCGTTGATAGTGCCCGATGTGGTGCGACGCGGCACCGTCCCCGGCTTCACATCAGCCGAAACCTCGGACAGTGGCAAGCCCGTCGCCTTCAACGCCTCCGCAGCAGCCCGATCCGCATCCGCCTTCGCAGACGACGCAGACCCAGCAGCCGCAGTCGCAGAATTAGCAGCATTCGTCGCCGACGTCGCTGCAGAGTTCTTCGACGCCAACGAGTGAGCAGCCCAATGCTCCGCCGTCGTCGCCGACCCAGCAGCATTTGTCGCGCTCGTCGCCGCAGCATTCTTAGAACTCGTTGCCGAAGAAGCAGACGACGCGGCACTGTTCTTCGAGGCCAAAGCAGAAGAAGCAGACGACGCGGCAGCCGACGCCGACCCAGCCGCAGCCGTTTCCGACGATTTCGCCGCCGCAGCAGAAGCCGACGCCTGCGACACAAACCCCTCCAACGTCGACCGCGTCGAATTTAACGCAACCAACGCAGCATCCTCCGCCGCCCCCTCCGTCAACTCACGCATCGGAATCGTCGACAAACGAACCTCCGCCCCAGACTCAATCCGCCCCCACACCACAAGATCACCCCCCTCAACAGTGATCCGCCCAATCGACGTGCCCTGCGGCCCACGCACAACCGGCTCAACCAAATTCGCCAACGGAGCCACATTCGTCAAATCCACCTCCCCACCAGGCACCGCATCAAACACCACATCACGAAGCGCCAACGGCACACCCTGCGCCTGCAAACCAGAAAACGACGCACGCCACCGAATCAACGGCGGATTAGACCCCTCCCCACCCGCAAACAACTGCACACCCACACTGCCCCGGTGCATCACCACACCATCAGAAACACGCACCGTCACCGGCGACAACACCACAGTGACAGGCCCCTCCACCGTCTCCACCTGCACACTATCCCCAGCCCCCAGCACAGGCGTGAACGTGACCTGCCCCTGAACCTGCCGAACCTCCGGCACCTGATCCACATCATCACCATCAAGCATGACCGCCCTGATAGCACGCTTCACCGTCGTGAACTGCATACAAGCCTCCCTAAATCCTGCCAGGAAGAGTCCCACACAAAAATCGTTGTCCTACACCGCCACCGATAACTGCCGCACCGACAACTCCGTCAACTCCGGACCAGTATCAGACGGCCACCACCCCGATGCCCCGGAGGTAGTTGACGCATAAGCCTGCGCAAAAACAAAAGACCCGGCCTCCGGAACCGAAACAGTTGTGCGCAACACCAAAGTTTCGTCATATCCGTCATTGCGGCTAGTAGCCTTCGCGGCGCCTATCTCCTGCCCCCCAGGAGCAATCGCCCTCACCCCAATAGCAGTGCTCGTGCCAGCAACGGTATTCCCAGGGGGAAGCGTGACACGCAAGTCCACATCCCAATCACCCGGAGACAAAAACCGCAACCCCATCCCAGACGCACCACCCATCTGAACAGAAATTGGCTCGCACCCAATCAGCCTGCCGCGAACCCCAGAAAAATCAAGCACCTTCCACGTCTTAGCCTCAAGCACATAACTTGATTGGATGTACAGCGCACCGTGGTTGTACAGCGACAACAATTGGATCGACCTGTTCTGCGCAGCATCAATCTCAACCTGCTTCTGCTGAAACTGCGCCGTAATCTTATTAAACTCCCCCTGATCCCCCCACAAACGAGCCTGCAAATCACCGTCATACTCGGCGAAATCAGCCTTCGTCACTGCCTCCGAAATCTCCCCCGCCAACCCCTCCGCACGATCAGCAGTTGCCTTCTGCTGCTGCATCAGCTGCTCCATCTCCGGACGCTTCGGCACCACGTCCGCCAACCGGAAAAACAAATCCGGGCGAATCCCGAACGTATCGGCCCGAGTCAACGAATTGTGCGGATTAGGCCCACCACCCTGCGGAAACCCATCCACCTGTTCCGACGGCACAAAATCAGGATTAGTCACAACAAACCTCCTACACGATCACCGCAGGCATCGCCATGAACGTCAACCCCGCATTCTGACGAGTGAAGTCCCACCGCCCCACCGACCCGTAAACCTTAGACATGACAACGTAAATCGTCGTCGCCGTATTCGCCTTCACCACCCCATACGTCGAACCAGGCACGACCTGGCCAGTCGACCACGGGTGCAAAGAAACATGCTGCAAAATGAACCCATTTCGCACGCCAACACCATGCCCCACAATGTCACCACGCTGCGCATTCCCCACACGCACATCAACGTTGCACTGAATCCCCAAATCAGTCTGCCACTGCAAATGCCCACCCAACACAACAGGACGCCAATCAAACGGCAACCCCGGCACCGTCATCGACCCAATCAGCTTCTCCGACAGGTCACTCGAGCCAATCAGATCCTGCGAGAACGACTGAAAATCATTCGGCCCCATCTGGAACGGCCCAATCGGAGCAAGGACGTTCCGTGGAGCCCACTTCGACCCGTTCCACGTCAATGCTTCGCCGACGGCTGGGGGGCGGGACACATCGACGTCCGGGGAGGAGGACACGTTCGACGCGGTCCCCGTGTCCCCCTTCTTCCCCGGAGGGCCGACAGGTCCCTGCGGCAGGGTGAAGTCTAGGACGAAGGTGTCCGGCGTTGAGGCGGCCTGGTTCACCGAGACGGCTGCATCACCGCCGGGCTCCACCTTGCCGATCTGCACCCGCGGTGTCACGCCGGGTTCGCCGCGCAAACCAATAAAGTTGGGTATCTCAAAGTAGTCTGCGCCGTCCCACACCCACAGAGACTTGCTCGTGGTGTCAGGGAAAGCCGAACCCCGGTCGACATCGCGGAGGTTGGTGGGGAGTTGGTTTCGGTTGGTGATGAGTTGGCGGAACCAGAATCCGGGGCCCGGGTCGCCCTTGTCGCCTTTCTCGCCGCGGAGCCCGCGGGGCAACTCGAGGTAGGCGGCTTCGGGGGTGACTTCGATGATGGCTCGTTGCGTGGCCATGACGTCTTCGGTGTCGACCCATCGAAGAATGAGCTTTGTCTCGAGGTCATGGTAGGTGGGGACGGTCACTGTGGCTCCTTTTGTGTCTAGACGTGGTCTATTGGAGCGTGCGGATCGGGTTGTCCGTGTGGGTGCGCCCCGCGGGGCCTGGGGGGTGGCGTTCCGCGGGGCGCTGTGGTGTCCGACCTGGGGGGTGGTGCGGACAGCGTCGAGGGTAGCACGGGTGGGCCATACCTACACTACCCCCGTTTTTACCCCCGTTTGCTACCGGGCTTGCCATATATAGGACGCTAGGCTAATGTTAGTGGTGTCAGCAAGACAAGCCCACAGGAAAGGAACCAACACCATGAAGATCTACACCTCCATCCAGGACTACATCACCGAGAACATCTACAACGGCGGGTTTGACCACCCCATCACCGACGACCAGGCCGAGGACATCGCTCGCGAAATGCTCGTCTGGCACGACGAAATCGACGACCGCGGCAACATCAACCTCAACCGCTCCGGCTTAGTGGAGCGCGAAGGTGTCGACTTCTGGGACGTCGTCTCCCGTATCTGCTTCGAGGACTAATCCCACCCCCATCGTGCTACCCCACTGCGGTGGGGCATTCCCCATAGAAAAGGACCTATCACCATGACCACAATGCACGACCTCGCACTGCGTACCGCCGGGGCGCTCGGCATCACCGACGACGCCGCCCACGCCGCGCTCGAGACCTACCGCGACCAGATCGAGGCCCTCGAAGGCCGCACCATCGACCCGGACGACATCAGCGACGATGATGCTGGATTCCTCACCGACGCGGTGAGGGCAGCGCAGCGCTCCGGGGACCTCGGTGCCCGCGAGACCGCTGCCCTGGAGGAGGCGGCAGCGGATTTCGCCCGCGCCTCCGACGACCTCGAGACGGCCCGGCAGGTGCGTGACGCCGCGATCCTCACCGCCGCACGAGCAGGGGTGAGGCCGAAAGACATCATCGAAATCACCGGCCTGTCCCGCGCACGCCTCGACCAAATCAGGCGGGCATGATGCCGTGGTCTCCGCATGATTTTCCGTTCCTGGTCGAGCGGGCGCGCCGCTCCTACGCGAGCCTCGCTGACTTTTGGGCCGCGCAGGATGTTGATCGGGCCGACGATTATCGGGTGTTGATGGAGGATTCCGCGGCCATGCTCGCCTCGGCCCCCTTGTCGTGGATCGAGCGTGATTTCTGCCAGCTGGTCGCCGACATGTCCGCCCGGGTGCCGGAGTGGACACCATCGGCGTGCATGCCGGGCGACATTGGGCTGGTCGGATTCCACGATCCGATCATGGAGGCCCCCTATGAGCACGCCGACGACGACGAGGTGAGCCGTGTTCCCGTGCGGGTTATCGGATGGAGAGCAGGCGCGACGCACGTCCGATTGACGGCCTGGGCATGGGCTGGAGACGTCCCGCCTGGTGCGCGCTCTCCCCTGCGGAGCGATCTTGACCTTGAGGAGCTGATGGGTCTCACGATTCCGCGTGAGGCTGTGATCGACGGTGGCATCGAGCACGTGCGAATGCTGGGGACCTCTGACGAGCAGGTCTACGCCACCCCGGCGGGTGAGCTGCAATCCATCGTCGGGGCGCTGTGGCTGCTCATGACGCAGTCGCGTGTCGTCGCGGAGGGCCCGGCGGTGGTTGCGAGAGTGAAAAAGCCTGCGGGTGGGAGACTGGTGAAATCTCCGGTGCGGGTGTCTGTGCGCACCCTGGTCGCCGCACCTGCCACACCTGGGAGGGGTGGGGAGTCGGGGAGGAAGGCGAGCTCACGCTGGTGGGTGCGGGGGCATTGGCGACAGCAGCCGTGGGGGCCGGGGAGGGCTTTCCGGAAACCGGTTTTCATTGCTCCGCACACGGCTGGGAATCCTGACGCTCCGGTGGATGAGCGGCCATCTGTGCAGGTGTGGAGGGAGAAATAACCCCGCTACCCCCGTTTACTACCCCCGTTTGATAGTCGGCTTGCCATGTATAGCGCGATAGACTAATGTTAGTGATGTCAGCAAGGAAGACACCGACCGAAAGGACCAACACCATGAAGATCGTCACCATCGCAGCCGGATACGCCCACATTTTCCGCGACTCCGCCAAGGACCTGTACCCGGAGCCCATGAACATCAACTTCGCAGGCGAGGTCGAGCGCACCAAGAACGGAATGTGGAAAGCCATCCCCAGCACCGCACTCGGACAAGTTCGACGCTTCCCGACCTACGCCACACGCCGCGAAGCAGCCGAAGCACTGGCCGACGGAAACATCACCCTCTAGAAACGCAAAAAAGGCCCCCCACCCATCACGGGTAGGGGGCTTTTGCGTCGCAGATGCTTCGCGGTGCTTTACTCCCGCTGTGGCGGATCCCCAGGGCGGCGCTTCCTGTCAATCACCCACTGCGTGAAACGCGGCGGTGCCGGGGGCGGCGGCAGCTCGTGGCCATTCTCAATCGCCCACTCTGCAACGTTCCGCGCATGCCGCGCCTGCAACAAAATGTACTCATCGCGCAGCGCGATCTCGTCCTCCTGCACCTTCAGCCGCTCCTCCATGCGGCGCATCCGATCCCGGATAGGGGCGAGCTCCTCCTCGACACGGCGTTTCACCGCGGCGTCGATGGCCTTATCCAGATCCTCGGCGCGCTCCACCTCACGGAGCTGGCGTGTCTGCCACCAGCGTGACGCGGCACCGAGCACACCAGGCAGACGGCCCGCTGCCTTGGAAAAGGTCAGCAGCATGGGGGTGATGATGACGATGATTGTCAGCCACACTGGTGCGCCAGCGGCGACGAGTTGGTCTACGGCTGTTTCCACATGCGGCCTCCTCCCCGTGTCCTCCGGATGTCGTCTTGTGCTGCGAGCTGCGCGGTGCCCACCGCGATGATCGCGTGCAGCGCGGCGAGGCCGAGCAGCACGGTGGCGTTGCGCAGCCCATCGAGGCTGATGGTCACCGCCCCGATGAGCAGTGCGGCGCATACTCCCCCGAGGACGGTGTTCGTCAGCTCGTGCGGGTGGTGTCTCGCCCCGATGATGGCGATGGTGGTCGCGCATGCGGGGATGATGAGCAACCAGGTTGGCTGCCCACCGGAGTGCTCGGAGCGTGCGAGTACGTCGAAGACGATGCCGACGCCGACCGCGGCGTAGAGTCCGGCCAGGGCGGTGTGGCCTGCGACGATTCCCGCGGACCAGCGCCACGCCATCGCGCAGAATGCGACCGCAGCCGCGGTGGTGAACAGTAGCCCCCAGAGCCACATCGGTGCAGCCTGCTCCACGGCACCCAGTCGGCGGGCTGTGTCCTCGGATTCGCCGGTGCCGTAGTCGAGGCCGCGGATGATGGCGATGGCGAGCAGCGCCACCTGGGCTGCGAGGGCATTCCCGGGGATCAGTGCCCCTGGTGTCCACTGTGCGCGGCTCATGTGATTACTCCCCCGCTGGTGTGCTTGAGCCGAGCGTGTAGGCGGGCCCGCCGGTCGAGTGCTGGGGGGTGTGCTCGGTGGGTGCAGAGGTGCCACCAAGGGTGATTTGTGCCTCCAGGCGGGGAGCCATCGACGGGGTGATACCGTCGCGGGTGAAGCGGTTAATGAGGAAGCCCGCGGCGGTGGCAACAATGGTCAGCACCGTGGCTGCCTGGGTTCCCGCCAGGTCAGGAGATGCCGCGAGCTGCGCGATGATGGACACAAGGCCGCTTCCGACGATGATGATGGAGGCCTTGTACCGCAGCCAGAAGGGCTGCGCCTTAACCTCACCGTGTACTGCGCTGGTGATCTGGGACATTGTTTAGCCTACCTTTCGCCCAAGGGTACGGAGGAAATCGACGACGGTGAGCCACTGGCCCCGGTCATTCACACCCAACTGGGGCCAGCCGCGGCCACCGTTGGGGTTGCGTTGCTCCACCGGCCAGGAGGACTGCTCCGGGCCGATGAGCTGGTCTTCGACGAGGTGGACTCGCCGCTCAATCTCCGTGAGTGCGGTGAGTACCTGGTCGAGTTTTTCGACGGCGGCGCGTGAGTCGAGTTTCGCCTCGTTGAGCGCGCCAACCTGGTCTGGGCCGAAAAGGGCCATGTCATCTTCCTCCTGTGTGATTCTGGTTGAACCCCGTGCGGGGGCGGTTGAATATGCGTAGCCTTTCGGCGGAATAAGGCTTGCGAGCTGGTCGAATTGAAATCCAGTAGCCGTAGGGGGTGAAGCCGGAGTCGGCGACCCATACGCGGCGGCCTCCCCCGTCCGAGTAGCCCATGAGTGCGATGTAGTGGTAGACGGGTGCCGCCCCGGTAGGCGGGTGATTGTGTGGATGGGGCAACCGCCCGCGGGTAATTGCTGGGCGGGGCGACGATGTTCGCCACCACCCCGTACCCGGCGTCGATGGATGCCACAATGTCACGCCCACAGGCGCTCCTTCTGCTCCCCGCTCGGCGGATCATTCGGCATCTCCACCGACCTGTACCCTGCCCCCGGCAGATGCCGGTTGAGCACCGCGGGGAAAAGTCCGATCCAATCGGTGCCGTTCGTTGTGGTGCCCAGCTGCGCGGCGAGGTCACGCTCTGCAATGACTCTGCCGGTGGCTGACCGAATGATGGTCTGCGACGACGCTGGGCCGCAGTAGTAGAAGGTGTCTTGAGTTACTTGATCTCGGGAGTAGTCGAGAACTTTTTCCACGGGTGGTTTACCTCCATCGGGGAGTAGTCGCGCCCCGTAGGTCAGGGCACGCTGGTATCGGGCACGCCTATCGGACAGCCCGTTTAGGCCGCCGTTGATGGCGCGGGTGACGCCCTCCAGGTCGCGCCGGTCACACAGCGAGTTGATTTGGGGGCGGGCCGCGACCCAGTAGTAGGAGGCCGCGAGGAACCCCCAGTGCGGCTCCTCCAGGCGCTCCGGGTTGGCCTCGAAATCAATGGTCGTGTGCCCGTTTGCCTGCGCCCACCGGGTGAATGCGCGGTAGTTATTCCGTCCGGTGAGCTGGATGGGTCCACGGCCTGCGTAGCGCACCCCGTCCCCCGGGTAGATATTGCCGAGGTCACGGCGTCCCTCATACTCTGCCCCGCTGGCGATTTCGCGCATGTATTTCAGGCCGACGGACTCGTGCCCGAGCTGCGCAGCGAACATAGCGGCACGCTCCACGGTGGTGACGTTCGCTGCGCGCATAGCGTTGTTATAGCCGTCAATCAACCGCGTGTAGCCGCCGTCCGGCAGGGTACTCCCCATCACCTCACGCAGAGTCTGTGCGTCCATGCGCCTCCTCCTCTCGGCACTCTCGCCCTGTAGCCACATCGGCCACTCAATGAATCGACATGCACTCTCCCCCGCATAGCGCGTTGTCCTACGTTGATAGGCCCAAATCCCTAATCGTCGCCCCGACCCGGTTAATACCCTCCACCATCTTCAAATACGGGTTCGAGGTGTTCTTCTTCTTCCCCACCCGCGGCGTCACCCGCGCACGCGCCCCCACCGCGTCACTAATCTCAACAGCCGTCACAATGTCCGACAACGTCACCCCAGACAGGTGCTCATGAATCTGCACACGATCACCCACACGGTAGCCGTGGATCGGCTTGCCATTCCTCGCCACAGCGTCATCACCGAGGATTTTCGACCTGCCATCCACCAAGGTCATTTCAATGGTCTGGCCTCCCTGCGCGTCCAGCAGGGCTCGCTCGGCCAACGCCGCCGTGTCGTACGTGAAGACACCAGCGCTCGAACTAGTGAACGATTCACGCAAATGGAAGGGCCCCTCGGCAGCACGCCGCTTCACATCCACCCTGTCAGTGAACGCAAAAATCGTATCCTCCGTCTGCGCCCGCAAGACACCACCAGCGATCGCACCAACAATCGCCCCGGTCGCCATCCCCACAGGACCTGCCGCGGCACCCAACGCGGCCCCAGCAGCAGCCCCCACACCACCAGAAACCGCCGTCGTAATGCCCTGGACAGCAATGTCGATACCAGCCCCCACAAGCTCCCCAACCCACTCGTCTGACTTCCCCCCGACAACAGCTCGCACAGGGCCAGCTGCTTTCCCAGACAAGGTCACTGATTCGACCTCACCAGAACTCGTAGAGAACCGCACATGCTGCCGGTCACGAACCGTCGTGACCTGGATAAGCAACCCTGGGCTCGTGGGAGTGAACATTCCAGGTTGATCCGGGTTCATAGCGTTATCAGCCTCTGCCCGACGGATCCTCGCAGAATTCTCCCCAACCTCGAGGGTCTGCTCGGTGATCTCCGCGTCCGGGTCGAGGCGGGAGACTTCGAGCCTGGTCTGCTGCTCGATATTCAGGGGGACGAATTTCCCGTCGGGGAACGGTTGACCAGGCCACCACATGCGGGCGACAAGACCATAGTCATGCTCGTCAAGAACGTCACGCAGAAGATCGGGCAGGTACGTCATCCGCGCCGACGCGTCAACCTTCGGAGACTTGTCCTTGTTCTTCGGAGGTGGCAGGAACACGTAGGCTGGCAGGTCAGTACGTGCAAGGTTTTCCGCAAGATAGTGGTAGACAACCTGCATAAGCGGCCCTGTCTGGTAGTCACGCTTTTTCTGCACAGACAACCCGATACGCGGCGAGGAAAAGGCCAGGAGATTCGCCAGCTGGAACTCGTCGGAAATGAGGCTCACAGTGAGTGTTTCACGCCCAGGTTTCCCCGCGGCAACATAGGAGTGGACCCGGCCTGTCCACAGCCAGCCGTTGTACTCTGCGGTGACGGGAACAACGTCACGATCTGCTTGCATAAGACGTGGGGCGAGTGGATGGTTAGCCTCCACAACGAGCTCGCCCGTCCCGGCGGTGAACCCGAACTCCTCGGTGAACTTCGCGGAAATGTAATGGCCGATCCGCTTCGATTCCGTGTAGGTGTTGTTGTGAACTGTGATGTTGAGCGGGTTCGTGCCCATGCGGTTTACCATGCTTGCTCCGTCCGGGGAGTGTAGGCCACCTCGACTTTGAAGTCCGGGCCGGGATTCTTCGGAGAAATCGTCAACGGTGTTGACTTGCCACGCTCAACACCCCGGGGCGGAAGAGGCTTCGACCACCACACCATGGGGAACAACGGTTGGAGGTCTTCCCCGCTTGTCGACATGATCGTCGGCCACGTCTCATCCGTATCAATGAGATACCCGTAGATGGGGTCTTTCCCGGCCAAGAAGTCGCTGTATTTGCGCAGTGTGCGGGGGTCTGGCAGCAGGCGTGTGTCATCGCCGATACCGATCTCCACACCGTTGTGCGCGCCCGTGATGGACCAGCGCAGCCATGCCTCCTGGTCGCCGAGGTTGCGCAGGCTTGCGGTGAACCCGGTCGCTGGAGTGAACTCGCGGATCTCATCAAACCGTGTCCAGAAGGAACGGTCGGTCGTGAATGTGACGACCTCCCCAATCTCCCCTACGGATCCTGGGACGTCGGACTCGGCCATGTAGTCGACTTCGGCGATGGTTTCAGGCCGCACGTCGACCCACCAGTAGCCGGACTCTTTCGAGATGACGTAGAGGCGGGCCGGGGTTTTCCCGCGGCCTAATGATTCGCGCCACAGCGTGTGTTGGCGGCGCGCCCACGCAGATGACCGCGGGTCAGCAACCCACAGTTTCAACGTGATACTGGCCCGCTGGTCAGTCGTCCCCCGGTACAAACCTCCGTCGATTCCAACGAACTCCTGGTAGTCGTGCTTGAACCCCGCACCTTGCAACCCCGTGGGGATAGTCGCCAGTCGCACTGGTGAGTCTGGTGCGCCAAATGCCCACCTGGTGGCGTGGTCAGCACCGACGAGGTAGAAGCGCAGGAAGTCCTGCCGCGCCCACTGGCCACCAACACCACCAACCGTTCGAATCAGGCTCATCGCAGCATCACACTCCTCATTGCATTGCCTAGCTGCTGGGCGGCGTTGTCGAGCTGGCCTTGGAGGTACTGTTTGGGGTCGTTGATTTGCACGGGGCCGTTGAAGACCGCGCCGACAGCGTTTTGCACGGCGTCTTGTGCGCCGCGCTGCCCGCGGTAGGCTAAGGCTTCCATGTTCAACCCGAGCGCGGAAAGGGAAGTTGATTGACCGCCGGAGATGTTGATCTTCCCCTGGAGAAGGCCCGGAAGCCCTGCGCCGATGAGGTTGAGCATGGACAGCACATCCACTCCGAGGCGTTTGCCTGTTTCGGCCCAGATTTCCAATGATTGTTCACGCTTGTTGGAGGACAGGGGGATGTAGGCTTCTGGCCCGGCTTCTGCCCAGAGCACGGCGGATCCTTCGTTGATGGAGGCTTGGCGGGCGTTGCCGAGGAATCCGCCGTTGGCCATGGCCGTGATGGAGGGCATGTTGTTGTAGCGTTCGAGTAGCTGTTGCGCTTCGCCCATCTTCTCCGCGTAGCGGCCTGGGAACGCGGAGCGCTGCACCCGTTGTGCGTGCGCGCCGGGGTCGCCCTGGTTGTAGTCGGCGTCATCGAGGACGTCGTAGAACATTCCAGCAGAGCGTGCTGGGTCCATGCGGTCGGCGGTTGTACCCCATGCCCCGTTGTTGCGCTGCTGGAACAGGCCAACACTGTCGTGGTCGTAGCCGACAGCGTCATGCGGTAACTGCATCGACTCCGGGTCCTGCGGGTTCGCGTACATCTTCAGCCCGGACTCCACCAGTGCGGTTGCCAGTGCGATTTGAACACCACGGTCACTGATACCCCGGCGACGTCCCTCCTTGATGATCTCGTCGGCGTATCGGTTTCCGCTTGTCCCCCCAATCTTGTCTAGCCCGCCGGTTGGTGTGAGGACGTCTCCGCGGATGCGGGCGAGTTCCTCCTGCTGGTCCCGCATCTTCTGCTCGAGCTGCTCGATCTCCGCCTTGAGCGTGTTGACCTTATCCTCGGCCTTGGCGACGCGCTGATCTGCGGCGGCTTTCTGTGAGTCCGTTGCTTTCTCGCTGCCGTATGTTTCGTCGCGCTTCATCGTGGCGATGCGCAGGTCTTCCTCTGCCAGTGGTAGGTCTGCGCGTTTCGCGTCGAGTTTCTCTGTGTCTGATGCGATGCTCTTGGTAAGTTTGTCGACGCCTTTACCCTGTGTTTTTTCGAGTTTTGCGGCGTCTTTGTCGGCGAGTTCGGAGTACAGGCCGATTGCTTGGCCCCAGGAGACGACGTCGTCGTCCATGGGGGTGCCAGTGCGTGCGGAGTGGAGGGCGGCGACGAGTTCGAGGACGCTGCCGTCTTTGAGGAGGGGGCCTGCACCTCCGTTGAGTTCACGCTTCGGTTCTGTGCTCGCTGGGGTTGTGTCATCGAAGTCGCCTGCGGCTTTTGTTGCGCGCTTCGCCAGGGCTCCGACGGCCCCGTCGAGCTTGTCGAAGTACTCCAGTCCAACGCCTGGGTCGAGTGGTTGTGCTCCGGAGAGGTGGTAGAAGTCGGTGAAGCCGCGGCCCTCGAGCGGGCCTGCTTTTTTGCCGATGGTGAACCCCCCGCCGGTGTTTCCGCCGGATTCGATGTAGGTTCCGTCGTCCAGCTGCATGGCGGTGTGTCCACCGCCGGGGCCTCCGTTGAGGAAGGCGACGCGGATGTCGCCGGACTGCCCCTTGCCTGGTTGGAATCCCTTGTTGCGCAGCCAGTCTCCCTCCCCGGCTGTTGCTGTGCGGGAGTCCCACTCGTCCAGGCCCAAAGCTGCGTTCACGCCGAGGGACACGGCACCGGAGCAGTCGACGCCGGCGCGTGACCAACCGCCGAAAATGTAGGGCGTGCCGTCCATGTAGCGCAGTTTCTCCGCGACCGCGGGGCCGGGCAGGATCGCACCGTTGGCAAGGGCTACGGCTTGCCCCTCGTTGGTGACGAGGTTGTAGCCGAAGCGCTGCGCGACGGTGTTGAGGATGCGGGTGGAGCGGTCACGCTTGGATTCCGCCAACGGGATGTAAGCCTCCCCGCCGGTCTCCGATTCTCCATGCACCCTGTAGGTGCCGGGTGGGGTGATGGTGGCTACATGCGCGGGTTCCTTCCGCGGCCCCGCGTAAGCCTGTTCGAGGGCGCGTGTGGTGCCGCCGTCGGCGAACGCCACAGCCCGCTGCGCACCGTCATACACTCCACCATCGCGATCCTCCCGGGAGCGGGTGAAGATGTCCGTGATTCGGCGCACGATGTTTACCGTGTGATCCGAGAACGTGTTGACCCGCTCCGGTGCAAGCGTGCTCTTCACGTGGTTCGCGGTTTCATTCGCGTTGTCAGAGATGATGACCTGACCATTCGGCAAGGTCGTGGTCTTAATCCCCAGTTCGTTGAGCCGTGCCATGTTTTCCGGCGTCGTGTCAGTGATTGCCACATGCCCCGGGGGGAGTGACTGTGTTTTCACCCCCAGGTCCTGCAAAGCCAGGAGGTTCTGCGCTGTTGTGTCAGTGATTGCAACATGCCCGCCCGGCAGCGTGGTGGTCTGAATCCCCAGCTGTGTGAGCGCGCCGCGCACCTTGGGGGTGTCATCAGCGATGCGCACCGACCCGGCAGGCAGGTTCCTTGTCTGGACACCCAATTCTGCCAGTGCTGTGCGTACGAACCCGATGTTGTCGTTGACCTTCAGCTCCCCGTTCAGGGGGTCACGGACGACGGCACCGAGTTCCATTTGCTTGTTCATGACTTCGGAGAGGTTGTCTGTCATGACGAGCTGGCCGTTGATGTCCTTGGCCAGGCCGAGGTCGATGAGGCGTTGCTTAACCTCGGGGGTGTTGTCGGAGAGGTTGACACGCCCGTCAGGCATTGTGGTGGCCTTGGCCCCGATTTGGTCGAGCATGGCCATGATGTTCATGCCGTCGGGGAAGGTGAGTTTCACCTCGCCGTTTGCGCCTTCTTCGACTTCGGCACCCAATTGGCGGAATTGTTCGCGCACTTCCGGGGCCATGGAGGTGACGATGATGGACTTGTCATCAGGAACGCTCTTGATGGAGTCGCCGAGCTGGTAGAACGCTTCACGGGTTTGGTTGGCGACGTTGGCCATGTTGTTGATCTGGTCGGCCTTAAGCGCGTCCTGCATTTTCGCCACATCATCAGCGGCACCGGTCACCCCGTCGCGCAGCCCGCGGGCAGATTCGGTCGCGTCGTCGACTGCCGAGGCCCAGTAGTTCAGGTCACCGTCCGACCCCATGATGCTGGCGAGTTCCTGCTGCGCGTCTTTGTTGCCGTTGACTGCACTGGTGAGCAGGTCGAGCGACACACCAGCTTCCGCGTACCTGTCCTTGGATTCCTGCCACTTCGCGGACCCCTCAATCACCGAGCGGGTTGCCTCATCTGTCGCTGTGCGGACACGGCGCATCGCCGCTTCGTTTCCGTTCATCGCGGACACGACATCCTCGGAGGACACGCCCAGTTGGCGGGCTGTGTCCAACCAGCCCTCCTCCTCCGCCTTTTTGCGCTGCAGCTCGTTGGTTTGTGCTGTGATCGCGCCGGTGGTTTGGTCCAACGAGTCCTTGAGCAGTCCCTGTTGCTGTTGGTGCTGCTCTTCCGCCTGCTTGGCTTCCATGTGCTTGTTGGCGAGGTGGGATACGACACCCGCGGCGGCGGTGAATGCCAGCCCCCACGGGCCGCCAAGGAACCCCATAAGTCCACCGGCGGCGGTTTTGATGCCGTTGAACCCGACCTCCAGGGCTCCGCGGGTTCCGCCAGCGAACGCCACGGCTGCGGTCTGCATTCCTGTGAGTCGACCGCGCCACTCCGCATCCATCGCCCTAGAGGTCGCCAGAGCAGAAGCGTGAGCGCTACCTACCGTGGCAGCGTAGGAGCGTTCAGCCGCGGCAGTGGCCGCCAAGTCAGCACGCCGCTGCCGAAGCAGGGAGGACGCTTCAGCCGATGAAGTCCGGACCGTTCCCAAGGCCGACATGAACTGGGTGCGCACAGTGTTCGCATACCCGTTGATCGCCCCGATGCCTGATGTCATGCGCGTGTTCAGGTCAAGCATCTTCGTCGCGGCGGCAGCCAACATGGCCGTGAACACGGGGCCGGGGATAGCACGCATCGCCCCACCCACCCCTTCGATGGCCGGGCCGAGAAGATCAAGCCCGCCCGCGAGGTGTGTCAACCCTGCTTCAAGCGCGGGGGAGAACTGGTCGTAGAGAGTCAGGGCGAGTTCCTCGGCATTGTTTTGCACGGCTGCAATCGCGCCGGGTAGACCCTGGGTTTTCGCCGCGGCTACATCGGCCGCTGCCCCTGCACGATCAACGGCGGCGCGCATCTGGTCAAACCCAGACGACCCATCCGTAGCAGCGATACCCGCGAGCCGCATCGCATCACTACCGAAGAGGGTTGCTGTCGCGGCCTGGTACTGCTCATCGGTCATGCGGCCAGCAGCATCACCTAACTGGGCCATCAGGGAGTGCATGCCCACGAACTTGCCGTTCGCGTCGTAGATCGTCAGGCCGAGTTCTTCAATGGCCTGCTGTGCTGGCTTGCCTTGGTCAGTGACAGCAAGCAGAGCGGTTTTGAGAAGGGTACCGGCATCGGAACCGGTGATACCGGCGTTGGCGAACATACCCAGGGCGGCGGCGGTGTCCTCAATCGACAGCCCGAACTGGTGGGCAACGGCACCTGACTGCTGCAACCCGGCGGCGATGTCCGTCATTTCCGCCGTTGACGCGTTCGCGGCGTTCGCCAGCACGTCCGCGGCTTTCGCGGCGTAGTCGGCTTCCAGACCGAACGAATTGAGCGCCTGCGCCTGGATTGTTGCCGCTGTGCCCGCATCAATCTGCGCCGCCGCCGCCAACTGCAGGGTGCCTTTTGCGGCGGCCATGGCTTGGTCGACCTCGAACCCGCCCTTCGCGAGCTCGGACATGGCCAGCGCTGCGTCGGAGGCCGACGTGTTCGCTAACGAGGTGTCCTTACCGAGTTCGCGGGCGCGCTGCGACACCGCCGCCAGCTGTCCCTCGGTCGCACCAGAGACGGCGCGCACCGTGTTGAGCTGGTTCGTGAACTCGTTGCCGAGCTTCAACGCTTCCTGGAACGCTCCAGCCACACCAGCACCAGCAGCCGCCAACCCCACCAGTGGAGCGACGTTGCCTAAACCGACAAGAACTTCACCAAGGCCACGGCCAGCACTCGCAGCCTTGTCCAACTCTTGGGCTGGTTGCTCCCCCACGCGCAGACGCGCCCCAGACTGCGACGCCTTCTCCAAATCGGAGCCCAACTGCTGGGCAGACTTCGACGCGGATTTAAGCTTGTCTTCCCCTTCCGGGGAAACACGCAGCTTCGTTGAGGAAACCTTGTCGGCTTCCTTCTTCACGTCGTTAAGGTCGCGTTTGACCTTACCAAGTTCAGACGAAACACCGGACGCGTCGACGCGAACCTTGGCGGAGAGCGTACCGAGATCGAGGGACATTTAGACCTCCGGGCCGTAGTGTGATGCCACAGCTGTGCGCAGCCGGGACGGTTGGGTAATCAAGTCGTTGATGCGGAGGTTGAGCCACCGCCAAGTGCGTTCGCGCAGAATGCCCGATTCCACGTCGACACCGAACTTTTCGTGCAGATCGCACTCAATGAGCGCCCACTGGTCGAGGAGCCACGACCATTCCACCTTGACGAGCGGTTTGTCCTCCGGCCCGTCAGCGTTCGCTGCGCTCGGCGCAGCGTACCAGTCACGCAACCCCGTGCCGGGGTCGTAAGGGCCACCACCAGGGTCGCGTGGGCCGTAAGCACCAGGGCGAGGATCGTAGGGTCCGTAGGGTCCGTCTAGGAGGTGCGCTTCTTCGGCATCATCGCCGGGGACGGCTTCTTCTCCACCGCCTGCGCTGTCTGCTCCATCCACCCCATGGTCGCCTCCGGAACCAGGGGCTGTGTCTCTTTTCCCAGGCGGTTCTCCCACCAAAACTCCCCGAACGCTTCACCCACAGCGAAGTGCGCGATCGCCGTGTTCGCCACGTGGTAGACCTCCTCGAGAGGGATCCCGTCGGCGACGAGCTCGTCCCACAAGCCACCGGTCATGGTGTCAGTGGCTGGGTCGTAGGTGGCTCCCAGAACGATGGAGATCATGTCGATGTTGGCTTTTCCGGTGACGGTCATGTCCGCGGATTCCGGGGCGAGCACGTACGCCTTGAGCCGTAGCCCGTCCTGTGCGTTGGGGGCATGAACGGTGTACACCTTCCCGCCGATGGGGAGGTGCAGGTCGGGGTCGTGGAATTGGCGGAGGTCTTTCACCAGATGGCTCCCAAAATTGACTAGGGCGGGCAATGACACCGTGAGGATGCCACTGCCCGCCCGTTGTCTACCTAGGTTCGCTAGGCCCCGGTTCCCTCCGGGATGGTGGAGCCACCGGCTTCACTCACCGGGACGGACGCGCCAGTCGGCGTTTCGACCGGCTTGATCCGCGTCGGCTTGCCACGGGACATCATCGTGAAGCTGAACTGGTCAAGGTCCTCGTTGCCGCCGTCGGTGTCGGTCCATTCGACGGAGAAGTTGGACTCGTAGCCCTCGTCAACACCATCGGTGCGCCAGGCTCGAGCCTTGATAACGTTGCGTAGGCCCATGTTGCGGCCCACTTCGCGGAGGATAGCTTGGCCCTCGTCCTGGGTGAACTTGTCGCCAGCGAGCTGCCCCTTGCGGAAGCCCTCACCCTCGAAGGTGAGTTGGAGGGCGGTGGCGATGTTGGACTTGTAGCCCTCGGAGTCGATGTCGGAGTCGTCCTTCATCGTCAGCTCGGTCTTGGGTGCGAACTTTGCGAGGCCGCGGACGAACACCCAGGTGGAATTGTCTTCGGGGTCCTGGACTTGGAGTGCCCAGTCGCGGGCGAGTGTGGAGTTAAGGTCGTTGGAGGAAGGTGCCTTGGCAACTGCCATTGTTTACGCTCCTTGAGGATTGAGGGTGAATGTGTAGGAGTCGGCCCGCGTCCAGCGGCCCTGCGTGTCCTTTTCCTCCGGTCCTCGGAGGTGACGTGCGCAATGTAGGACGGTGGTTGAGTTGTCCAGGTCGAAGTGTGTCTGCTCGTGCAATGCGATGTAGATGCGGTCCAGGATTTGTGCGGGGCTGTGCGGGTGTTGGTTTCCTCGCGCCCTGAACTGCACTTTGAGCGCTGGTGTACTGGTTGACCTGCCGAGTGTGGTGATGTGGTCGTACTGGTTGATAGCGATGGAGTACCCGGCTTCGTCGGGGATGGTTCCGAAGTAGATAGCCGGGGGTGTAAACGTGGTGTACTTCCCGTCGCCCCGGTACTGGCCAATCTTCAACCCCGCGAGGTGCTGGGCGAGGTCGGGGAGGAAATCGGGGAAGATCGGCGGCGGTGGGGTCATCGTGCCACCTCCGCAATCTGGGGGGCGAGCATGGCGAAGCGCACACCGTCGCTGCCGAACAGGTCGGTGACGCACTGCTGGTACACGGTGGAGCCGACCTCGAGGCGAGCATGGGAGAGCTGCACCGCGAGGTCACGGAAGTCACCGTAGAACGGGCCAAGACCCAGCGCGTCCCGCTTCGACTCAAACCGGTCATCCATCATCGCGGTGAACACGGCCCGCAGCATCGTGGTCGCGTCGTCACCAACGATGCCGTGGCTGGCTAAAACATCGAACACGGTTGTCACTTCAAGGCCTTTCTAAGTTCGGTGGCGATGGCTTCACGCATCGCCGGGGCGGCTGCGGTCATGGCGTTCTCGAGGAACTTCGCTTCCCCACCGCCGGGGTGTTGCCACCCGATTTCTTCATGTTGGCGGGCGGCGTAGGGAGTGTTGTAAGACACGGCGCTGGTGCCCTCACCGTCGGTGGTGACCTTCATGCTGGCGCGAAGTGTGCCGGTTTCCACTGGGGTGCGTTGCACCGCTTCATCACCTAAGTGTTCGGCGGCGGCTTCAGCAGCGTTGTTCACCGCCTGCTCCAGGCCGCGGACGATGTCGTCGCCTTTCCAATCAAGGTCAGCCATACGGGCCTGCCGTCTCTACTCCTGGCGACGTGGGAACATCGCACACGAATTTCAGATGGTTAGGCAGGTTCACACCAGCCCCGTGGTGCACGCTCCTAGCGATGATTTGCCACGGACCAGGCTCAAAAGGGTCGGTCAGGGTGAGCGTGTCCCCGCGTTCTGCCATGACCCGCAAGGGAGCGTAGACGATGGTGTCGGTAACGATTTGCTGCCCCTGCGGGGATTCCACTCGCTGCACTTGTTGCCGCACATGGCACTTCACCGGCACGTCATCACCAGCGCTCGGCCCGTACGGTGACTCCCCGGCACCGACATGGAAAACCACATCATGGGTGAACCACTCGGTGGCGAGATCATCTTCTACAGAACCCATGGCTGGCCCCCTGTCAGATCAGCAGCGTCGAGGATCGCCAGAGCTGTGGGGGCGAGCTCTATGGCGGCGAGTGCTCTAGCTTCGGCCACGCTCGCTGTCTCGTAGGACAGTGAAGCATCACCTATGGACGACGAGGAGACGGGGCCACGTTCTGGGGTTTTGCCCGGCTCTACACCGTTTTGTACCCACACGAGGACTTGTTCGCAGGTGGCGTCGCGCAACGCTTCCTCCACCTCCAGGTCGGATGGTAAACCTGCCGGGGTGGTGTCGAAGTGGGCGCGACGTACTGCGTCACGTACCCAGGACGACGCCAACCCGAGCAGGCGGTCAATGTTCGTCGGGGCTTCCATGTCGGCGTACTTTTCGAAGTCGTCTTCCGAAGCGAACAACAGCACGATGTTTTCTCCTTGGATTGGCGAAAGGCCGGGGACCGTATTGTCACGGCCCCGGCCTAGTTGCCGTCAACTACCTGTTAGGCAGCGACGGGTTCGGACGGTGCGGTCGGTGCGACGATCTTCACCTCGGCGGTGGCGATACCCTCCGGGCGAGTCACCGCGGCACCGTAGACGTTCAGGCCACGCACGATGTCACCGAAGTGGGCCGGGTCGCGCAGAGCCTCGGTCTCTACGAGCTGGGAGGCGAACGCGAACGCGTCAGGAACGCCCGCGATAGCGACCTCACGGCCAGCAACAAGCGGGGTGTTGTTGGACACGAGAACCTCGAAGCCAACAGCGCGACCGACGATGCCGTTGCGCAGGCCCTCACCATCACCGGACGCATCCACGCGGGAGAAACGCGGATCCATCAACAGTGCGGAGTAGGTGTCAGGGCCGACCACAACGTAGCGGCCCATCGTCGGCACGGACTGGCGGTTGAGCTTGTTCGACAGCTGAACCAGCACCTTGTACGCCGAGTACTCGGCACCAGCCTTAGACGGGTCGTCGTCGATGACCTCGACGGTGCCGATCTTGTTCGCAGACAGCGCACCGTCCTTGAGCAGACCAGCGATGTACTTGTCGGCGTTGTCGCGCAGCTCAACACCAGCGGAACGGGTCGCGGGGCCCTGGAAATCACCAGCGGCCTGCACCTTGTCGACGTCGTGGACGCGGAACGCGAAGTACTTGCCCTGGTCGATGGTGAGGGTGGTCTTGGTGGTGTTGAGTTCTTCAACCTCCACCGGGGTGCCCTTGGTGTAGTCACGCACCGTGGGGGCGGAGAGGTGGTTGATGTGGACGGTATCGCCGATGCCGGTGATTTCACCCATCCATGCGGACGATGCGATGGACGGTTGGCCGAAGATGAGGCTCTTTTCGTACGGCTCCTTGATGGCCGCGTTCCAGACCTCGGGGATGAAGGTTTCTACAGACACTGTGTGTGCTCCTTATCGTTTGAGAAGGTGGTCGAGTCGCCCGTCTCGCACGGCCTGGTTGATGTCCTCGGCGGACATTGTTTTCAGGTCGTCTCGGGTGAGGGGCTGGTCGCCGTTTTTGGTGTTCGATGTGTCGATGCCGGATTGGCCGCGTGTCGCCTGGACGAGTTCGGGGTTGGCGTCGAGTGCTTTGTTGACTGCTTCGGACACCTGGTCTGCGAAGTTGTCTGCGTTAACGTCTATCTGGCGGTAGGCGTTGTCCTGCGCGAGAACCGCTTTGAGCAGGTTTTTGTTGACGCGTCGGTCGCCTACTGCTTGGTCGATGGCGTCGTTGCGGCGGTAGGTGTTGATCTGGTCGGTGAGTTCCTTAACCTGCTGTTCGTACTCGCTGTTTTTGCTGTTCGCGGCTTCGAGGAGTGCCTGCGGGTCGTCTGGGTCGTTGGCGAGTCCGAGTGCCTGGGCGATGTTTTGGACGAGTTCGTCGCGGGCGGCTTGTGCTTGTTCTTGTTCGCGCTTTGCTGCTTCCTCCGCGGCGGTCTTAGCCTTGTTGCGGTGCTTGGCGTTTTCCTCGCGGAGGTCGCGCACCATGTTTTGCGCCCAGTCGGGCAGCGCGTCAACACTGTTGGGCTGGTCGGCGGGTTGCTGCTTGGGTGGCATATTCGCCGGGGTGCGGGTTGCTGCCTGTTGTGCTGCTGCCGCTGCTGAATTTGATGCTGCTGCGGCCTGTTCCGCTGATGCGGCTGCTGCGGTCTGGTTAGTCGCCTGGACGTTCTCGGACACTCGATGCTCCTAGATCGGGGAAGTTGTTCCCGCTCACCGTGCACAAAACGTCGCGTTGTCCAGTAGGGTTACCGGCATGAGAAAAGCACTTGTAGCGACCGCCGCCACGCTCGCTATCACCCTCACCGCATGCGGAATGTCAGATGAAGAGCGCCAGGCTAAGGAAGCCGACCGCTACATGTCCGTGTTCACGAAGTTGTGGGACATGGACATCACGCTCGACAAGGACGCGGCGCTGCAGATTTGCGACATGAAACACGACGGCCTTGACACCAATGAAATGGTAGAGAAAGTTCACCCCGTCGACGAGGACGGTTACCGCCAGGCCGCGACGATCATCCAGAGAGAAATGTGCCTCGGCTAGAAGTCTGCGATGATTCCGCCGGGTTTGGTGAGTTGTTCGCGTTTGCGGTAGCGGGGTAGGTCGTGCTGTGCGATGTGTTCGCGTAGTTTCTGCTGGTAGGTGCGGGTGCGTTGGCGTGCGTCCATGCGTGCTTGCTCCGACAGTGCGGCTTCTTCCATGCGTTTCGACGCCCTGATTTCACGCTCGAGGCGGCGCTGCTTCTGCGTGGCCTTGTACCCCTCGTGGTTGGGGTTGGGCTGCGGTGGTGTGGTGTTGGTGATGCCGGGCACGTAGGCGGAATGCCTGTGGCGGCAATTAGGGTGATGCAGACCGTGCGCTTCCGCTTCGCGGAGTGTCGCTTCCACACGCACGATACTATCGCCGATGCGGTGCGTTCCCCGCGGGTACTTCCCCGTCAGCGACAGCACCTTCCGCTCATAGGGGGCGCATACTGGTGCTGGCCGCGGGTGGGAGGAAACGACAACGAGGTCAACACCACGGTCGAGCATGGTGTCCGTGTGGCCTTGCAGCAATGCCCGTGTGGTGGCAGTACGCACCACCATGTGGGCGTAGGTGTCTAACCCCCACTTGCGGCCAGAATCATCAACGAAGAACCCCATGCCATCGCGGGCCATGCGGGTAAACGCCCGCTGCGTGGCCTGCTGCACCGTCATGGCTCCCGTGGTGGTGAACCCTGCGGCATCTGCCGCGATCCGACGCCAGGCGTCCTCGGTCCGGCGCAGAATGTTCGCATGCACCCTGTGCATCTGCGTCACTCCTTCGGAAGCCAGGGCAGTCACCGCAGCATCGTTCACAACCGTGGACCCGGGGGCTGCTTGGAACAAACCCGCCTGCTCGAGCTGCCCTATTTCCCGCTCCGCCTGCAACACACCAGACGTGTACGCTTCATCCACCACACTGGCCCACAGAACAGGCGACCTGCGCTGCAAGACGGTCATCAACCCCTGGATCCGGTGACGTTCCTGCCTGATCGCGAGGAGTTGTGTCACAGCCCAGTTCGGTTCCTCCCCCACCCGTAGAAGAGCATCACGGATGATGCGGATCAGGTAGAGCTCCGCCTTTTCATAGGTAGACACGATGCTCCCGCCGATGGTGTCGAGCACATCCGGGTTGTACACAGTTGCCTAGCCTACAGGTCGACTGGTTGGTCCGGTGCTGTGCCAAACGGGTCTGTGACCACTCCTTGTTCCTGCATGATGCGCTCAACCTCGTCGGCCTGGCGCTGATCGTCCCATTCGGGGCGCAGCATTGCGACTTTCTCACCCGTGGAGATGGCGCGTGCCGCGTCCAACGCTTGAATGGTCTGCGCCTTGTCCGCGAGCGTTTCCTGCACGGGGCGCTCCATATGAACGCTGATAGGTTCGATGATGGTCGCCTGCCCGTGCATGAACCTGTCGCGTTGCACGAGCACGTTCACCGCTTCTTGCAAACCCGTGAGCCAGTACGCTGACTTTGCCGACCACGTGCGCAACGATGCATCGTAGCGGGCTTCTATCTCCCTTGCGGTTGGTGTCCCTGCCCCCATCGACGCGGTGTCCATCCCGAACGATGCCGGGGAGTAATTGGCGCGTTGGATGATCTTCTCGGCCCACGCAGACGCCGCGGTGAGCATGTCATCCACGCGCAGGTCCGGGGCGTAGACCTCGATGCCCTGGCTGGAGTCTGGGCGTCCACGCACGGGGGAGAACACTTCCCTATCGTCGTTGAACGCTGTGCCCGCCCCGAAGCCGCGGGTCTCGAGCATCCAGTCCGGGACGATGATTTTCTTCCGCGACAAGCGGAGTTCTGCTCTGATCTCTGTCCACACTTCATCGAGCGCGTCGAAGAGGGGGAAGAGGTCGGGGGTGAGGTCTGGGCGGCCGATGTTGCGGAGTTGCCCGTCACGTCGGAGGCCGACAACGGGGCGTGCATTCGGGATGTACCCGGCGGTAAGCGCGTTGAGGCCTGTTTCTTGCGCGCTGTCAGCGTCGACCAGGCTGATGAGCGGGATCGTTGCAGGGTGGTCACCAAGCGAGACGACGCGGCCGACGTTGTTGGCGTGGCCTGCCATAAGCCTGTAAGTGATGCGCCCGTGTTCGTGTTCTGTGAACAGGCGGTAGACATGCTTGTCCATCGGGATCGCGGGGAGTTGCTCGCAGAACATGACAGACTCGAGCCTTCCGTAGCGGAAGGTGGGGAATACCATGTCAGCGTCAACCCAGTCGATCCAGGGGTGGTCGCTCATAGTGGTGTCCCACATGATGCGCCAGCCCACACCGCCGAGTGCTGCGCAGGATTCACCGGCGACCAGCAGTTCGGAGGGGAACGTGTTTGGGTTCACCAGCGTGTCGAGGGAGGTCTTGATGTCCTGGTTGGGGTGGGTGAATGTGGGGGCGCGGTCGAACAGGAGAGTTGCTGACGTGGCTGCGATGTCCGCGGCTAGGGGGAGGTGGACGCGGCGGCGCTGCTGTGTATCAGGTGTTCCCCAGAACCAGCGGGATACGCCGCCGACGACTCCTCCTGTGAACTGGGAGGGGCGGTATTGGGTGTGGTAGGTGGATGCGAGTTGGGCAGTGTTGCCCTCCCACCACAGTGCTGCTTCGGCGACCATGGTGCGCACGGGTTCCCATTGCGGGAGTGGCCATGGGGTGTTGGGGGCGGGGAACGGCATTACGGGTGCTCCAATTCGCGGTTGAGGAGGCGTGCCCACTCCCACCGGGACGAATAGACGCTATAGCGGAGTGCGTCGACGTGATCGTCTTGTTCTTTGACTGGTGCTTCCACGCCTCGTTGTGCTTTCTTGTCGTCCCACCGGTAGCCGGGCAGTTCTCTAATGAGGTTGGTACACGTCTTGGATACGAGGAGGTCCCCATTGTCCAGCAGACTGGCGACTGTACGGATCCCATCGAGTACCGCGTTGTCGGCTTTCGCGAGGTCGGGGTGGTTGTCCTCCCACAGTTGGGTGTAGAACGATTTCGCGGCGGGGTCGACGTAGGTCCATTCTGGTTCGGGCCACTTTTTCCGCCACTCGTCGCGTTTGCGGGTGAGGTCGGCGGACAGTTTCGCGTCGGTCGTGCCGGTTGCTGGTGCCCACTCGTCCAGGACGTACAGGCGGGTTATCCCCTCGTGGTCAGTGCCGACACCGAGGAGCATGCCCGCGGTGGGGTGGGTGGTGCCGTAGTCAACGCCCAGTGCCAATGTGCGGGATATCTGGGGAATGCTTTCCGGGCGGATCGTGTGCTTGTCTTCGTCCCACATGGGGTAGATAGCCCCCTCCGCTGACACCCACAGGCCGAGAATGAACCGCTTGTACCACAGGCCCGTGTACTCGCGTCGCAAGGCGTCGCGGTACTCGTCCGACAGAGACGGGTTGTCATCCATGGTGAAGTGCCAGTACGTCCACGTGGTGAGCTGGTCGCCCTCGGGTGTGGCGTCGTCGTAATGCACAGAGCCTGGGATTTTGTTCAGGTAGTCCGCTTTCAGCCAGTGCGCGGGGGAGTCGGGGTTCGTGGTGCCCCATAGTTTCGCCCCGTCGACGGACATGCGGGCCAACATCTGCTTGAAGAACGACTTGTTCAGAACTGTGATCTCGTCGCCGAAGGCTCGCCCGATGGTCATGCCACGGATGCGGGATTCGCTGCCCTCGTCGTTCGCTCCGATGACGTGGACGCGGCGTCCGAGGATGTGCGCCGTGCCGGAGCCCTGCCGGTAGCGCACGTAGGGGCGGAAGGGTGCGAACACGTCGACGTTTTCGATTGGTTCGAACACGTTGCGGAAGATGCTGTCGCGGTTCTTACCGAAGATCACTACGCTGCCAGCCCCGGTGTAGGTTGCGCACTCGTTGAGGATGATCCACAGCCAGCCGAATGTTTTACCGGCACGCACGGATCCGTCGAAGATGTTGACGCGCCGCGTGGAGTGCTTCACCGATTGGCGCTGCTTTACGCTCATTCCTACGGTCTCGCCCATTAGTCGACGCTCCCTTTGATTGCTTCGATCATGGCGGTGAGTGCTTCTCGGGCGACTGCTTCTCCGCTGCGGTCTTCGGCGGGTTGGTCGGTGCCTGTGAGTTTGGAGATGCGGTCCAAGGTTTTCAGGTAGAGGTCGGTTGCTTTGTAGTCGCCTTTTGCGACGCGTGGGGAGAGTTTGCGGATGACGAGTGAGAGTTGCTCGAGTTGGAGCTGGCGTTGTTCTTCGACGTGTTCGCGGGGGAGGTCTTCTGTGTAGCGTTTGATGTCGTTGCGGACGGTGAGGACGGAGACGCCGAGTTCTTCGGCGATCTGTGGGTAGGTGTAGCCCAGGACGCGCATGTCTTTTGCCTTGCGTGAGCGTTCGGCGATGTGGAGTTTGTAGTGGTCGACGTGTTTTTGTGGCATGCGGTGACCTCCCGGGTCGTGGTTCGGGCGGTCAGGTTACAGCTGTGTGGGGGTTGTCCGGCTAGGCGATTCCTGCTTGGTAGCCTTCGGCGATGAGGCGGGCTTTGAGGTCGCGGGCGTCGGCTTCGCTGTCGCATTCGACGAGGACGGCCCATACCGCGGGTTCCGGTTCGTCGGGCATGTCTGGTATGTCGTCGTCGGTTTCCTGCTCGTCGAGTGATTCGAGGAGGGCGTCGACGTCGTCGCGGGTGAACCCGGTGCCGTCGAGGTCGGGGGTTTCTGTCAGGAGGTCGAGGAGGGCCTCGACGTCGTAGGTGGCTTTGTCCTGGGTGCGGTTGTCGATGAGGACGATTCGGCGTGCTTCGTCGGCGGTGACATCAATGTAGTGCACGTCGATCGTGTCCCAACCCAACAGTGCCGCGGCCTGCAGTGTGTGGTTTCCGGCGATGACGGTGTTTGCGAGCTCGGGGGCTTGTGTGCCGCGGTTGACGACGATGGGTTTGTACTGGCCGTGGGTTTTGAGGGAGTCGGCGATCATGTCAACGTTGCCGCGGCGAGCGTTGCCAGGGTAGTAGGCGATGTCTTTCAACGGAACGTGGGCCATGCTTCCTTGCCAGGGGTCGAACCTGGGCTTCGAGGGCCAAAACCTCGTGTGCTGCCACTTACACCACAAGGAACTACGTTAAGGCGACAGGACTTGAACCTGCAACCACTGGTTTTGGAGACCAGCGCTCTACCAGTTGAGCTACGCCTTACTGCGGTGGCTAGTTTTGCGTAACGCTGGCACTAGCCCAGCCTCGATAGGACATACACCGTTTGGTGCATGTCTCGTGCGTGCCCTGGCCTTGCACCAAGGTGGGATGCTACTCACGCTCCGCCACAGTCTTGCTCGAGTTCTACCCCCCGTGGCCAGGGATCAATGAAGGGGACATCCAACCCTTGCTCGAGCCATTCGCCAAGCCGAGCCGCACGTGGACAATAATGCAACCCAGTATGACTAGCAACCCCGTGCAGGTACTACCTCGCCCGAAAGGGGAAGGGTCATGAGTAGCCCTTAAACACTGAATCACGTGCCTGTCATCCTACACCATGATTGGGCTACATTTGGACACTTTCCCCAGTGAACATCCCAATGTTGTCGAACTCGCGGACAAAACCGATAACGTACCCGCCAGACAACATCGTGACAGTCACGTCATCGTTCACAACCGGTGTCACGTCGTACCACGCGCTGCGCTCGTTACCCATGTCAACAACATAGTTACCGCGCTGCATGACGATGGGATAGATCGCGTCCACATCGAAGCGCCCCATGTCGATCCTTGCTCTCACCTCAAGCGCTTTGCGCCGCACTGCTTCCCACACGTTCATCGGTACCAAAACACCCCGTTGTAGCGTAGGCTTCCTACGAGCCTTGCGTTTGCAGCGCTCAAACTCGTTCACGGTTTACCGTCCTTGCGTGTATGTTGCTCCGGCCACCCGAGAACGGCTTGGTGCTTCTGTTTCAGTTCCGGCAGGAGGCCCTTGCGTTTGCGGCGGGCGTAGCAGGTTCGGCAGTAGCCGCGGGCCGCGTGCGTGATGATTTCGGGTGTGAGGTGAATCGACTTGTCGCGGGGAATCATCCTCCGCCCGCAGTCCAAGCAGACTCGTGGCGTCGGGGGTCGCTTCCCGGCTCTCTCTTGTGGTGTGAGCCCTACGATGTTGTACAGGTGTGCGATTTGTTGCCTTCGCCCGTTAAGCCACACACCGGCTTGGATGACGTCCATTGCTTCGGTGACACGCTCCTTGTCAAGGGTGGTTCCGGCGGTGAGTGCATCCACAGCGCATTCGCGTTGGATGGGGCAGTGCTGGCACATCTCGATGGCGTCGGCACGTTCCTGCTCCGACGCCTGGGCTGGGTTGATGAAAACACTGTGTCCTTCACACGGTGGACGCACACTAAATCACACTAGTGCACGTGGGTTACTTTGGGCTACACGTCTGATGCGTGTTTTTCCTGGATGCGCTCAATTTCGCGCTGCACGTACCAGGCTGCCTTCTGTAGGTCTTGCAGCACGTCACCTTTGTTGTGTCCATCGAGGCGGCATGATCGGGCCAGGTATTTGACGGCGTTACCACCGTTGAACGTTAAATGCTCTGTGATGTCGATGGCCTGCGCGCCAGATGTGAACCCTTGGTAGTGGTCAGGGTTGATGGGGTCACTCACATTGTCACCTCTTTTATCGGTTTATCAATCGGTGTTGGATGGCTGCGTGGATTGCGTCTGCGTAGTAGTCGTCTTCCCAGGAGACCATGTCCCGGCCGTGGACGCTGGACTCCTCGTGGTAGGAGCACAGGGGGTGGACACGGAGCCAGCGGCGATCCAGTTTGCCTGCGTAGGTCATGGCGTAAGCGGGGTGGACGGGGAGGTTTTCGCGATACATGTAGGCGAAGACTTCTTCGGCGGTCCAGTCGAGGATGGGACGGCAGGTGTTTTTGGAGACCGTGCCGTGCCAGCGGGCGGATCGTTGGCGCATGCGTGATTCTTGGGCGCGGACGCCGGAGATATAGCGGCCGCGGATGTTTTCTTTGAGGACGTCTTGGTGCTTTTTGTTCGGGTTGGTGTGGTGGGTTTCGTAGCCTTCTTCACCACGCTTGGGGTTGCGGAGTATTGCTCGTTTTTCGACGTATTCGACGGTGTGGGTGGCGAGGAATGCGTCCTTCACGTCGTCGCATTCTGGCATTTCGAATGGGTCGGAGCGTACCCACACGATCGGTGCGCGTACACCAGACAATGCGAGGAGGTGTGCCACGACGGTGGAGTCTTTGCCCCAGGAGACGGAGCACACCCCGTCACCTGCCGCGGCCCACTGGGTGATGCGGGTGATGGCTTGTTCTTCTTTGCGGTCGAGGCGGGTGCCGATTGCCTGGTCATAGCGCTCGAGGCGGGACCAGTGTTCCCTGTCCCCGTGTTTGAGGCGGGGAGAATCAATGAGCATTGGTGATCCTCTTGGTTGCTGCTTTGCGGTCGCCTTTGACGGCGATGATGATGTGTTGGTGGCGGCGTGTGGTGGTGCGGGCTGCTGTCCACGGCACCCGCATGGTTTTAACCCGCAGGCCGCCTGGTTCGGCGAGGATGAGCTGGTTGGTGATGTGCAACCCAGCCAGTTTGATGTGGGTGGTGGCGAGCTCGGGCAAGCCACGGAGGTGACCTTTGGAGTCACGGACGTCGGAGATGACCCACGCGAGGAAGCGGTTTGGCTTGAGTGTGTAGGTGGCTGCTCGCACCATGTCCTGGTGCGCTTTGGTGAATTCTTCCCAGCGCATCATGGATAGGTCGCCGTCGCCTACGTTGTAGCGTTCGCGGTTGTGGTAAGGCGGGCAGGTCAGCACAAAGTCTTGTGTTTGTGGCTCGACGGCCTGGTCTCTCCCGTCCATGTGGAGCCATTCTGGGGTTAGTCCCCACCTACTAGCTACGGCGCGGTTGGCTTCTATTTGGTCGTGGTTGATGTCGCAGCCAGTGTATTCGCGGCCTAGGTGGGTGGTGACGATGCCGCGCACGGGGCCTCCGGCGCAGGGGTCGTAGACCAGGTCTCCTGGTGCTGATAGCCAGGTGACGAGCAGCTCGGTGAGGAACGGGTCGAACCGGGAGACTCCCTGTGAGTTGCGGCCGTGGCGGCCAGTGTTAATCATCGCGGGGGCGTGAAGGCGCGGGGTGATGTCGTCCACGCCTTGGTTGCGCCACCATTTCACTCGTGCTCGCCAGTGCCCAGCGCTTTGGTCGAGGACGGACCATGGCAGCTGCCCATGGATGTCCATGGGTGGGTAGTCCTCGGGGTTGTCGGCATGCCACTTGCCGTCGCTGTCTCGGTATCCGTGGGCGATGTTTACCACAGTTGTGGGTCCTCCTCGGTGGGTTGTGTGGTGTGCCATGGGGGTGGTGCGGCTCGGTGGAAGCCGGATGGGTCTCTGATGACGCAGCCCATGGTGAGCAGTGCTTGGTACGCCCAGGTGACCTCATGCGGGGTAATCCCCAGCGCGTTGGCGGCGATGCTTGGTGTGGTGACGCGTTTGCGGTCGCGTCGGGCGGGAAGCCACTCCCACACATGGGTGAGGATGTGGTGCGAGTTGGGGCCTTGGTAGTCGCCTTCGCTGGTGATGTGGCTGCCGGTGGAGGCTGCGCGTGGCACGGCCCTGTGCTCCACCATGGGGCGGGGTGTGGCGTAGAGGGGGGCCTGGTCGTGGCGCATGGCCATGTCGATACCCGGTTTGCCGCTGTAGGCGGCGAGACGCTGGGCGGTAGCTCGGTCGCAGAGGAAGGCCAGCGAGCTGATCCAGCGTAGCCGATTGGGGATGAGCCCGTCCGGGCGTGGGGTGAACCTGCGCCGGTACCAGAAGGTGAGGATCCCCTCACCCGGTTCGTCGAGGTATCGGGTGATGGTGGGGTCTATGTCGATGTCGTCTTCGGCGTAGAGGATGTGGCTAGCGCCCGACTCTAGCCCAGCAGTCAACGCCTTTTGGGCGGTGGTGAGTTGTGAGGCGTGGCCGATGGGTAGGGCTGGGTCTTGCTCCACGACCGTGGGGGTGAGTCCGAGCGCGTCGAGCTGGGCGATGGTTGGGATTCGCCAGGTGCGTCGCTCTGGGATTGTGGGCATGACGGTGGTTAGGCGCATGCTGTTCTTTCTGTGGGGTGCCAGTAGGGGGCGCGTACCCGCATCACCCGCCCACCCTCCGCGGGGAGAGGGCGCTTCCTCCACCCACCTGCCGGGCCTGGCTGGACCTCCCAGCCAGCGACCCGGCCATACCCGTTCCTGTGCCTGCCACCCAGGTGGGTGATGTGGCCGAGCAGCGTGTCGAGCCGTGCCCTGTCGGTGATGGTGGCGTGCCAGCTGATCGTGGTGTAGTGGGTTGCTGCGAGGGTGACGTTTCTCGCCTTGAGCGGGCCGAGACCCGTGTGGTGCTCCCGCGCCTGCGTGTACGCGGCCATCGCTGTGGAGGCTGGGCGGCGTCGAATCTCCACAGCACTGTGATGCACAGGCTCCCCGATGGGGTTGGAGACGCACCACCCCCAGTAGCCGTCCTGCTCCCACCGTGCGAGGGGGAGGTCAAAATCCGGGCATTGGTCGTCGGTGATCGGGTCGAGCGTCTCGCCGGCGGCTGCCGCGTGCTGCCATGCTGCCCACGCCAACGGGCCGTCGAGGGGGCCTACCCTACCCACCACGGGGGTACTAAGCCGTGCAGTGATGGTCACGTCCACGGCACTACTCCCCCAGGTCGGCGAGGAGGGAGCGGATGTCGTCGGCGTGGTCTGCGACGTGCTCGGCCCACAGCCCGTAATGGGTGTCCCAGCCCGCGAGGTTGTCCTGGTGGGACAGGGTGGCGGTGCCGTAGCCCTGCGCGGTTTTCGCACCGAGGCGCACCACCCCATCGGGTGCCCACAGGTGCAGTGCGGCCCCCAGCGCGTCGATATGCGCCCGGGTGGCCGCGGGGGTGAGGGAGACCTCACCGCACAGCACAGCCCCAGGGATGAGGACCTGCGTGTCCCAGATCATCTGCGTGGTCTCAACCTCCCCGGCAAGCCGAATGTACTGGCCCGCGGGGCTGCTGGCCTGGTCGTGGCGGGTACCGAACTCCTCCGACCGGTAGTGGGCGGCTGGGCGGAGCTCGTCGGGGTCGGTGTTAAGGCGGTGCGCGTTTTCCCTACAGGCGAGGATCATGTCACTGGCGCGTAGCGTGCCGGTGATGATGTCCGACTTGGCGGCGTAGCCGAGCATCGCCAACGTCGGGTAGTGCTCCTCGACGCGGCGCATCATCTCCAGGTCGGTGCGTGCCCCTGTGGAGGACACGGCCCCACCGGCCCAGAGGAGGTCGACGGCCTGCTTCGTGAGGCTGCCCGGCTCGAGGCCGATGATGCGGGCGGTTTCCCACGCCAACGCGTCACGCAGGGCGTGGCGCACACTCGCGGCGGAGAGGAATGGTACGCGGGCGACGGTGCCGTCGGGCTGGAGGACGTCCTGGGTGCGCAGCAGGCTGGTGTTTCCGGCGCTGCCAGCTCCGTGGTGGAAGGGGGATGTGAGGGTAGCAGACAGGTGGACGGTGGTCGGTGCGGTGGGGGTGATGGTGGTCATTAGCGGGTCTCCTTCAGTGCGGTCTTAGCGGCCTGCAGCTCGGTGTTTTCAATGCGGGCGAGGGCGACGATGTAGACGATGTTCTGGGCGATGTGGCGTGCCCACGCCGCGTAGTCCTGGTCGATGATTGCCGCGGCGTCCGCGGCATGAGCCGAGGGATCCTTGCCCAGGGCGGGGATTTGCAGTTTGCGGGCCGCGGTGGTGATTGCTTGCCCGGCGGTGGATGATCCGGCGGCGGCGGTCTCAATCGCCGTGGTAACCCTGGTGTTCCAGAAGTCGAGGCGGGAGGGCCCGTCTTGGGTGAGGCTGTCACGCAGCGCGAAGATCAGCTTGATGGTCGCGTAGTCGAGTTCATCGGCTGTAGGTGTAGACAATGTTGTCCTCCATGATTGGTTTCGTGATGCACCACAGGGCCAGGTCGACCAAGGGTGAGGTTTGGTAGGGGGCGAGGGTGGACTGGTATTCCTGCCACCAGCGCAGCTTCTCGAGGGTTTTGATGTGGTCGGGGCGTCCGGTCTTGATACTGTCCGCGGGGATCCCGAGGCGGCGTAGTGCCAGCACCGACTCGAAGACGGTTCGCCACTGGGTGGGTGTGGCGGTGATGGTGGTGTCCTCCATGCGGATCGTCCACTCCCCCACGCCGCGGTTTGTGGTGGCATACGGCAGGACGTGCTTCTGGCCGGATACTGCGACGCACACGACCCACTCACCCGCAGGCGGGCTCATGAGCGTGTCAATGATCGGGCGCGTGTTTCCCCGGTTCGTCTGGCACAGCCCCGGCACATGCAGGGGCGCTTTCTCCACACTGTCCGGCACATCATGCCCGGGGGCGCACACCCACGACCACATCCGCGGCGAGTCCTTGCCCTTACCCGAGCAGCACCACAGGGCAGCCTGCCCCACCCTCCCGGTGTGGGCACGCCACAGGGACTGGTCGGTGAAATTCTCCCCCAGTGCGCGAGTGGCGTCGGCGGTGACCTCGCAATACTCCCCGGTGATGGCGCAGATGGCCGGTTCGGGTTTGAGGAGTTTTCCTTTCGCCCCGGTCACCCCGGGCCGTCCGGCGGTCTCCCAGATCAGTGTTTGCGCCGCGGTCATACGATCCCCTCCTGCACGATGAGCAGCCCACACCCGTAGGCCTTACCGCGGCCAATGCCGGTCGCCTGCAGCTCCGCCAACCGGGCCTGGTTGGCGACCGTGCCGGTACCCGTGTACAGCACACGGTGATGGGTAGTGCGCATCTCGTGCCGCTTCCCCCGAGCCACGGGCAGTCCAGCCGCGTCCAGGTCACGGATGTTGATCGCACCCTCGAGCCTGTCCCCAATCCAGCGTTTCCACCCGTCCGGGGTGACAGCAACCCGCTTGCCCCGCTTCCCCATACCCTGCGCTATGGCTCGGGTGGGGTTGGCGATGATCGCCCACGTGATAGGAGCGCCGGTGATAGGTGTCGTGACCTCCACCGTGTGGGAGTGATCCACAACCCCCGGCATGGCAGTGGGCCAGTGCACCGGCTCCTGGTGCTGCACAACCAGCACACCATGCTCCGGCACACCCCACAGGTGCGGGCCAGGGATCACGTGCTTCAGCGTGCGGTGCATCGCCTGCGAATCACGCTCCAACCGCCGCGCACGACAAGATAACTGGCAAGTGGTGATGAGGGTTTTAGCCCCGCATGATGGCGGGGAACACGCCTGTGTCATGCGCTCAACCCTAGCCGATATGTCACCCAATTGGGACACTTCGGGATACGTTTGTCATGCTGTGTCGGTGTCGAAGTTTTCAGCGATCCACCGTTTGATGTCGGCGGCGTACCATTCGAGGCGTTTTGGTGGGGCTGGTGGTGGCATTTTGCCTGCGTGGTGCCAGCTGAAGATGGTGGCCGGGCTGTAGCCGATGAGGTTTGCTACGTCGGTTGCAGAAAGTCTTTGGTGTGCGCGCCAGTCATTTGCCCGTGCTGCCAAACCCAGCACCTCCTCTCTCCGACTCGTCGAGAGCGTTAACTTCGCGCAGTGGTGTGGTGTTGATGGGGAGGAACACGAGTTGGGCGATGCGGTCGCCCCTGTTGACGCGGTGGAGTTCGCGGACCTGGTTGTGCAACAGCACGCACACTTCCCCGACGTATCCAGCGTCGATGGTGCCCGGGCTGTTGGCGACCACTACCCCGCGGGACGCCAGTCCGCTGCGGGAGCGGACGTCGCACACCTGCCCGACAGGCACACCGACAGCGATACCTGTGCGCACCTTGACGGTCTCCCCGGGGCGGATCACTACGGTTTCGTCGGCGTGCACGTCCCACCCAGCGTCCCACTCATGCGCCCGGGTGGGTAGGAGGGCTGCTTCGTGGAGGCGCATGACGCGGGGCTGTTCCATGCGTCGCTCCAGTTCTTCGACGTGTTTGTGCGTGAGGTTGGTCATTCGGTGGCCTTTCTGATTGTGATGTGCGCACCCATGGGGTGTTGCTCGTCTGCGTAGCGTTTCTTGGTGTGCCAGTCTGTGATGCGTGAGTCGTTGGCGATGACGATGCCTTCGAGTGCGTCGCCGATGGCGCGGGCGAGTTTGTCGCTGTCTGGTTTGGTGCCTGGGAGTGGGAAGCGTGGGCGTTTGGGGCGGGGGAGGTAGAACACGGCATGGACTTCGACCGGCTCGTCCACGGGATCAGCATGGTACCGGGTATGGCAGATGAGGCGGATGGTGTCCATCCATCGTGCGAGTTCGGGGTTGTCGTGCACCATGACGCCGCGGCCTATGTGGCGCATGGATCCTTTGGGGATGGGTTTGCCGGGAATGAACACGTCGAGTATTGGGGCAGTGGTGGTTGCGTTAGTCATGTTCCCCCTCCCACGGCGTCCCGTCCGGTTCCCATGCTCGGGGTAGGTCGGGGCGGAGCGTGACAGCCTCCATCGGAGTGAAGCGTGATAATGTGTCGGTTGCTGGGTTGATGAGTCGGAAGCGCAACCCGCCGTCGCTCCAGTGGTACACGCCACGGATGACCGACAGCTTGCCGCCTGCCTCGCACCACATCCCGATGCACTCGGAATGCTTCTCTAGCGCCATGTCGGCGAGGGCTTCAGTCACGTTCGACCTCCCACGGGGTGACGTGGCGCTTCACGATGGTGCCCGCGGGCAGGTCGGGGAAGCCGTACTCGTCCTCGTATTCGCCGTGCTCCCCGATGGTCTCGGTCTGGATGTCCATGCGAATCGGTGTCCCGTCCGGCTGCCAGGCGCGGGGGAGGTCGAAGCGTGGGATGACGTCTTCCGCGGAGAACCCGAGCACCTCGATCCGAACATTAAAACGAAGAACGTATGGGGTTCCACCACTTTCGACTCTGTAGAGTACCCCGAGCCGGTTACGCGTCGACGGATAGTGGCACCACATGCCGACGCATTCCGCCCGCTCCTCGGGTGTCATGTCGGCGAGGGTTTTAGTCATTGGTGTCTCCTTCCGCCCATTGGGCTGCTGCGAGTAGGGAGTGCGCGAGGTCACGGGCCTGGGCGGGGATTAGGCGCTTGAACTCCTGATTAAAGTCCTCAATGCCGATTACCGGCTGTCGGTACCTTGTATCGAGCGTTACTGCTAAGGAGTTTTGCATCTCCGCGACTTTCCACAGCCAGGGCGCGTCATCATCTGCCCATGCCCTGCCCGGCTCCGGCAATTCCGGCATGAGTAGGCCCGCGTCGGCGAGGGCTTGGGTAATGGCGAGTGCGGTGCTGGTGGCTGTTGTCTGCTTGCCTAGCACGGTGCGCTCGATGATGCTGCGGGCTTTTTCTTGGTTGTTCATTCCTGTACCTCCGCGTGGTTGGCTGCTGCGAGAAGGGCATACGCCAGGTGGCGCGCCTGCCCTGGAGGAATAACCCCGCCTTGTTTTAGCGACATTAAGACGTGCCCGCCCTTGATGGCATAGACGTAGTCTTCCGGGTCGATCATTCGATGCTCCCAATACGCCTCGTAACCGGCCACTGTTCGGTCCGGCTCGGGTAGCGTCACCTCGATGGTTCTATCCTGTGTCCTCGCATCCAGATTTTCCTTCAGGATTCGGGTTAGGTCGTAGGCGAGGCTTTCACGCTGATCGCGGGTGAGTGGGGCATCTTGCCCGTAGCAGTAGATTTCTCCCGCGAGGAGGTCGCCGATGTATTTGCGCAGGTCGTCGTGGATGCTCATGTGTTCCTCCTTGCGTGTGCGAGTAGTGCGAGTGCTACCGATTCCGCTTCATGGTCGAGCATGAAGAAGTCTGCATTTCCAATGCCTATACCGACGGTTCCTGGTTCTTCGCGCCACACCGCCGTCGTACGCTGGCGCTCAAGCTCGGTATTTTCCCAGGCAACGTCTTCGTGGGTAGTGAATATCGTTTCCCACTCGTCGGAGAAGTAGGGCCGCGGCAGTGTGACGGTGATGGTGCGGTCAATGTTGCTCACCATTCCTCCTCCAATGTGAATGCTTCGTGGAAGGTTTGGACACTCGGTTCCTCGACCGGCACCCAATGCCAGCCGTACTCGTCGTTGAATGTCCAGCGCATACCCTCGGGCGGGTCATAGTCAGGTCTCACTCGTCTTCCTCCTCCAGGTCGATGACTAAGCGGGAGACGATGCGCGTGCCGCCGTCTCGTCGCCTTTCCATAAAGTCGCGGTGCGGGTGCCACCACGCGGCGCTTTTTTCCACCGTCCACCCGCCCCACTGTGTGAAATACTCGGCCCACCCGTAGTCGCTGTCCCGTGCGAGCGCGAACTCCACCCGCCCCCAGGCGATCATGGTGGCCAGGTCGGGGGCGGCAGCAACCAGGTTCGCGTTTGCCTGCTGTCGATCTGCGGAGTCTGCTGGGTCGGCTGTCATAATGTGGCGCTTAACGCCTTCGGCGACCACGATGGGGGTGTCCTCCCCATCAACGGTTTTGCGCAGCGTCCACGGGCCTGGGGTCGTGTCCTCCAGTAGTTCCCGCGCCTGCTCCGGGGTGATGTATTCGGCCATTACTCAATCTCCTCAATCAGGGCCTCTAAAACCATCTCTTTGAGGCGGAACGACGCGAAATCTGCTGAGAGTGCCTCCCAAAGCCGCTTCAACTCCGGGCGCTCGAAGACACCGACCTCAATGCCGTATTCGAGCGCTTCAAAAGCTCCTCCCTCCCAGGCGATTCGCTTCAGCATTTCCACGTCGTTTTCGGTCAGTTTGCTTGGGGTGATGCGGTCGCTCATTCCACCACCTCCGCCGCGTGGGCTTGCACCGCCAGGCGGAAAAGCTCTTCCCGCACTTCCTCCAGCTCCCACACGTGACCCGACATGAGGAACGTCACGAGCTTCTTGGCTTTGCTAATAGGCGCATCCGGGTGGTATCCGTCGCCAGCGTGCGCGGTATCAAACCCGATCACGCGACCTGCGCGGTAGGTGATACCCCCGTGTACCTTAATGTCGTGGTCTCGCTCCAAATCACTGCCTATCCACGGGTGTCCGGGCGGCAACTGCAAATACCCATTGATCGAGAACGGCCCCATACAAATCTCGTACAGCATGCCATACGCTATCCCCATCTCAATGGTCTTGGACTGCTTTGGAAACGTCACAGCTCCACCTCCTGCCAGTCTGTGACCTCGCGTGACTCGATCACTAGACCGTTGGCGAATACCGGGTCGAGTCTGCGTGCCTTGTCGATCTCGGCGCGTGCCTCGTCGAAGCTTGACACCGTCATTGGTGACGTTGCCCTGGGCGTCCTGTGCACGATCCTGTATTCGGTACTCACTAGCCCCACCCCCTGTGCGTCCATTTGTGATAAGGCGAAGTTGCTTTCGCTCGGGCGGGAACCTGAATTACTCCAGAAGTCTGTAGAGAGTTTGCACCAAGGTTTGCTGGGCCCGCCCACAACAATGGTTCCCACCGGGGCGGTCTCGTAGTCCTCAGCGCTTGACAGCGTGCGCGGGTGCTCCGGCTCCTGCGCGGGGGCCGGGCATGGGGTGAGGGGGGCGATCAAAGTGACATCCCTATCTTCCCACCAGTCCTCGCCATCTACTACACCATCTCCGGTACACCAGGAGTCTTCCTCGTATTTCAGCGCGACAACGCACTCGCCGCTGTCGTGCCCGTCGTTCACGTTCACCAGCCACGCCTCGCCCGCTGGCACATCCTCCGGCTTGGTGGCCTGGTGAGGGAAAGTCAGGTCGGAAACGTAAATGAAAGCCACTTTCGTACCAATATTGGTACGGTCATCACGCCAGGAAACCCGCATGTCTCCATCAACGCTCGGCCTATCCCACTGACACATCACGTCGCCGTACTCCGGGTGCTTCGCCCACACGCCCAACAGGTGCTCCGGGTAGGGCTTCTTGGCGTAGGCTTCCAGCGCTGCGCGCAGCGACTCGTCATTGTTCTCGGCCAGAATCTCGGCCAACTTTTCAGGAGTGAGTTGGTTACTCATTGGTGTTCCTTTCTCATGGTTTGACGCGGACGTAGAGCCACCCGGCGCGTGTGCAGGCTTCTAGACCTTCGCCGAGGCGTTCACCGTTGTTGATTTGGGCGCGGTAGGTGGCTCGTGTGCCTGGTGAGAGTGCTCGTTGTCCGGGTAGGGGGAGCCACCAGAGTTGTGGGTCGCCTACGGCTGCTTTGTGGAGGTCTTGGACGAATTTGTCGTATTTGCCTGCGGGTTTCTTCCTGTCAGGCAGTCGCATTGTGTCTCCTTGTCTGGGCAGTTGCATGGGTAGGTGCCGTGCTGGCACACCCAGCAGCCGGGGGTTAGTCGGTGGGTTTCAGTAGGTGCCGTATCGCCACTTCCGCCTGCTGTGGGCACACGCCGTTGCCAATGGCTTTGAGTTGCTGCGCCCTGGTTAGTCCGATCTCCGGGGAGGTGACCCACCCGGCGGGCAGGCCCATCATCCACTCCGCAAACGGGGCCGCGAGCCTAGGGTTACCCTTGCTGTTTAGTTCGGTTGGGTCTGGTGCCGGGCCAACTTTGCTCTCCCACCGTCGAACAGCGGGCGCGTACTCGCCCCATTCGACAAACTGGTTATGGCGGGGCTCAAGTCCTCCCCTCCGCTCCCGTGTTTCCCTGAGCCGTTCATGTCGGTTGTTCGCGGTGTCGGAAAGTACACGGAGACTGTTGTTAATGGGGGGGGTGTTGCGGTTCCTGTCCGCCGGGCAGTCGTCCCGTTTCCAGTCCGACGCGGCCGGTGTCGGCAGTAGTCGTTGTACTTCGATGTTCAGTGACTTGCCGTGTCCGTTGCTGTTGCCGTGTTTTTGTTTCATTTTGGTTGTCCACTCGTCCCACGTCGTGGGGGTGTATGCCGCTCCCATGTCGTTGACTACTGGTGTTGGGAGTACGGGGGTAGGCAATGAGGAAAACCCTGGCTCGGTGGTGGGGTGCTCCAATGTCGGACGCTCGTATAGTCGTCCATTTCGCGTCGTACCCGATTTCGGCAAGGTCTCCGAGTACGCGACCGAGTGCCCGAAGATGTCCACCTCCCCCGTCTCCCATCGGTCGGCCGTCTTGTTCCATGTCGCTGTCGCTTGTTGCTTTTGCACTGAGTGCTCCTTGTACGTTTTCCCACACCACAAGGCGCGGCCTGATTGCTGCGATTGCTTCGCGCATGTTCACCCAAAGGTTCGAACGTGTGCCCTCGGTCATGCCTGCGCGTTTGCCAGCTGCGGACAAATCTTGGCATGGTGAGCCGCCGGTGATGATGCCGACGGGTTCAACCTGTGACCAGTTGACCTTGGTGACGTCGCGGAAGTTTGGGACTCCGGGCCAGTGATGTGCGAGGATTTTTGACGGTGCGGCATCCCACTCGCAGAACCAGGCGGGCCTGGCCCCGGTGACGGCTTCCACAGCCAGGTCGAGACCGCCGTAACCGGAGAACAACGATCCGATCTTCATCAGAATGGTGGTTCCTGTTCGCTCTGCCCGCCGAATCCACCTCGTGTGTCCTGCGCAACCCCCCCGGACTGTTGCGCCGGCTGCTGTGCGGACGCTCCTGCTGCGGCGTCCACATAGGCGTGTCGGGCCTGGAACTCCAGCCTTGAGCGGTTGGTGCCGTCTTTGGCTTCCCAGGTGCGGGTGATGAGCTTGCCCTGGACGACGATCTTCGTGCCTTTGTCGAGTCCGGAGAGGGCATCGGTCCACCTGATGCGGTCTGTGTCCCACAGGGTGACGGGCACGTACCTGTTGGCGGTGGTCTCCCATTCCCCGGCGTCGTTCTTGCGGGAGTCTGATTGTGCGAGGGTGAAATTCACCACGCCCCGTCCCGACGGGGTGAACCGAACCTCCGGGGTGTCGGTAAGTCCCCCGGCGAGGTATTGGTAGTCGATCATGCGTTGGTCCTTTCGTCGTTGGCGATGGTGAGTGCTTGGTCTGCGTGGGTGTCGAAGTCTTGCGTGCAGGTGCAGGTGGGTTCGGGCATGGTTGTCCTTTACAGGCCGTAGATGGCGGTGATGATGGCGTCGGTGAGGTTGAGGATTGCGAGGAGGAGGTCGAGGAGGGGCTGAACATCAAACATGGGTATTACCTTTCGTGTGTGGTGTGTGCGGTGCCGCCGAGGACGTCGACCCAGATGTCACGGGCGACCCAGGCGGTGACGAGCAGGACGAGGGGGACGAGGAGGCCACCGCCGACGCTGATAGCGAGCCAGCAGAACGTGGCGACGAAGGCGAGTGCGAGCAGTGTGAGCCCGGCGACGATGACCGTGTAGGCCGTGTTGCGTGCAGTCACAGTGCTAGGTCCTTGCGCATGCGTTCCGCGGCGGCGAAGCCCGCGGTGAAGAAGTCGACGAGGTCGGCGGCCACGTTTTCGCCGTGCGCTGCGGCGAGACTGCCGTAGGCGTAGGAGAGGGCGTTGATTGTGGTGTAAGGGTCGTTGGTTTCGATCAGGATGTTGAGGTCTGTCCGGTTCATGGTGGTGGTCCTTTGTGGTGTGGGCCGGTGAATCTCTCGACCAGCGGCGACGGGTGGATTAGTAGGTGATGGTGGCGAGCGGTTCACAGTCGCATTCGACTGTCCACTCGCTGTTGATTCGTGGCAGTGCGTCCTCGAGAAGCTCAATGGCGTCGCCAATGCTGTAGTCGCAGGAGAGTTCGAAACCTTCTTCGATGACGTAGGTGCAGTGGTCGCTTGCGAGAGCGGTTTCGATGATGAGGTCAAAGGCGGCCTGCCCGTAGCGTGTGATGAATGCGTTGTCGCATTCGTCGGCGGTAGCCCCGGGGACTGTGAGTGTGGTTGTGGCGACGATGAGCCCGGTGATGGTGTCGTTGTTGTAGACGCCTGCGGCGCGTTCGGCTTGGCGGATGCGGTCTGCGGTCATTGCGGGGGTCATGGTGTGTCCTTCCTGGTTGGTGTGTTCCGGTGGCAGCCGGTTGGTATGTGGATAGTGTAACCCCTTTGGGTAACTTCGGGCAACTTTTGACGCCAGCTAGATAGTGTGTTTTACATCACATTCTACAGTTTATGCGCGTTCACCAGCACAAACCAATACCCCACCCCGTATACTGATATACCCCCAGGGGGTATTTTGTGCGGGTTACTTTTCGGGATACATGGCGAGGAATTCGCGTGCGTGCTCGGTTTGTAGCCCGTTGAGTGGTGGTTCGACTTGGTCCATTTCGTGAATCTGGTTGATGAGAGCTTGCCGCACCTTGGTGGAGGCGGTTTCTTCGACGAGTTTCAGCGCGTTTTGCATGACCATGGGTTGTTTGATGACGATGGTGGTGCAGAACCAGGACAGGATCCCTGCTTCTTCTGTTTCTTCGTCGACGATTAGCCACCCGGTGGATTGGAGTTCTGCTCCGGCGTGTTCGATGTCTTTGGCGTCTAGGCCGGTGGTGTGGGCGGCGATCCTGGCGGGTCGCCAGTCCAGCACTCCGGCTTGGTTGGTTAGCGGGGAGGTGTAGGCGTGCAGGAGGAGGTGTTGGGCGGGCATGGTGAGTGCTCTGAATTTTTGGTTGAGCCATAGGCTGGATGGCATGTAGGTCATTCGTGGTTTCATGCTCGTTTCCTTTCTGCGACTTGTTGCAGGCGGTTCAGTACGTTTTTGGGGATGGGGTGGGGTTTTTGTTGGATGGCTGGTTTGTGTCCGCGGGTTGTGGCGAGTGTGCCTTCGCGCCATTGGCGTTCGCGTTCGGCTTCCCTGGCCTCGTAGAGGGCTTTGAATTGTTCGCGCCGGGTGGGGTCGTCTTCCCATTTTTGGCGGACGGCTTTGGCGGCTTTGAGGATTTCGCCGGTGGTGGCCATGCGTCCGTGGTCGATGTGGTTGACCCAGTGTTCGACGGCTTCTTCCCATAGGTCGAGTGGGTAGGTTTTGGCTCCGAGGGCTTTGGCCCATTGGAGTACGAGGTCGCGGTCGATGTTTCCGCTGCGGTCTGTGTGGGCGGGGAATCGGTCGGGGGCTAGGCGTTTGCCGATGCCGAGGACGCGGACGGCGATGGCGGTTTTTTGTTCTGGGGTTTGCATGTGGTTATCCGATCTGCTTTTGGTTGATCACTTGGCCGTCTACAAAGCCGTCTGGCGCATTGGAGTTGCCGTTTGGGCCAAGGACACGCATGAGTACCTGTTCGTCGCTTAGGCGGGCTGCTGGGCCCTGTTTTCGTCGTGGTGTGAGGTCGTCGTGCCAGCCATCGCGGCCTAGCCAGGTGGTGGGGTGGGGGATGTAGCGCTCGTCGGTGCCCTCCTGGGCGTGCCAGGCTGCGAAGCGCTCTGTCGCGGCCTGGAGGTCCCCGATGTTCACTCGTGTGCCGATGGCGCGGTACCAGGCTTCGAAGGCCTTCCGCTTGCCGACCCGACGCGGGTAGGTCGCCCACCATCGCTCGAACCCATCCGGGTAGCCACGAGACGTGTCGGGGATCGACTCGGCCGGATCCGGCTCAAGCACCCGGTTCAACTTGCTTGGGTCAGTCGCACGCGCACGCTCGAGATCAGGCGAAGCCTGATCGAGAGTGTCTGTTCCCCTGTTCCCCTGTTCCCCTGTTCCCCTGTTCCCCTGTTCCAGCACCGAGGATTCGGAGTAGCCCCCCGAGGACTCGGCGGGTTCCCCCGAGGACTCGGCGGGTTCCTCCGAGGATTCGGCGGGATTTCCCGATTCGCTTGTGACCTGCCACGTTTCCGGGTCGAACGGTTCACCTTCGTCTGGTGCCGGGTATTTCGATGCCTTGGCGCGTTTGTCGATTTTCTGGTGCCGTTCCCACGTTGGGATGACGTAGTAGGAACGTCCCGCGACACGGTAGAACTTCACTCCGAACACTCGATGGATTCCCCCGAGTCCTCGGCGGAACTCTCCGACTGTCATGTCGTCGTCGTGAGGGAAGGCGAAACCCATGAGCTCTCGCGGTTCACATGTGCCGCGGCCGAAGTCGTCCGCCCAGTTCCACATGGCGATGAAAAGCAGCCGCCAGTATGGGTCCAGCTCCCCGATTTTTGGGGATGACCAGAACTCCGGCTTGATGGATCGGATTCGTGCCATGGGTGCTCCTTGGAATCTGGTGGGTGTAATTACAGGTTTTTATGGGCTAGGCGGCATCGATTACCGCAAGCTGCGGTGTGCCGATCCACTCGCGGATCAGCGCGCCGTGACGCGACGCTGTGGTTGCCTGTGCGACACGACCGGTCGGTGTGATGAGGCCATCGGCGTGAGCACGACGGAAGAACGACCCGATCGTGTTGGGGTGGTGCGGGTCGGGGGCATCGACCATGAGTCGGCGGAAGTCATCCGCGGTGAATGGCCTGCCGGTAGCCGCAAGGTGGTTCATCGCAACCTGCGCGGCAGAATCCCACCCGCGATGGATCGCGATCTCGGCGTAGTAGGCGACGTCACGGACGTCGATGTCATGCTGCATCATGGCGCTCCTTAAGGTGACGTTTGCGGGTGTTTGCGCGCTCTCCCCACAGGTAGAGAAACTGGGAAAACTTGACGGTCGTTCGGTCCGCTCGTCCGTCTGCGATCTGTGTGAGATGCCTACGAGTAGGGGCGTGGTCAGGGAGTTCTTCTGGGGAGAAGTGGCGGAGAATCAAGGCTGCTGCGCGCCTGTGCCCAGCGTCGAGGTCGATGTATTTTCCTAGTGGTGGGCGGTGTTCATCGGGGTTGTCGATGTTGTCCCAATCGAGTGGTGTGGCCCAGCCAAGGCGCTTTGCTGTTGCAGTTGGTGGACCGGCGACGGGTTTGGTGGCGAGGTTGTCCCACAGCTCGCGGATGCGGTCGGCGGCAACTGTGGTGATGGTGTCTTGGCGGCCGAGGGAGAGGCGGGAGATGAACTCCGGTGACATCTCGAGCATGGCCGCGAGTGCTCGTCCACTGTGCCCGGCGGCTTGGAGCGACTGGATTCTACGGGTCGATGGCCAGGCGATGGTCTTACCCCCGCCTTGTGGGTGCTTGCCGATGAGGCTTAGCACTTTGGCGTGGGTGGTATGGCGCACGGTGTCTTGTCGATGGTTGACGATTAAACGCTGTGTTCTGGTGTTCACCCCTGCAGCGTTCTCGACCTGCTGTTGTGTCCACCCATCTTCGTAGAGGCGGGTGAGGGCTTTGCGCGTGTCTTCTGCGTTCACACTTGGCCTTGACAGGCCGAGGTGTTGGGCGTGCTTGCTGCACCATCCGTCGGCGCGCCATGAGCGGTTGTTGCAGCGGGGGCTTCGGCATTTCGTGGCTTGTCGTGTCATGTCCTGGTTGATGGTTGGGGGCGGTGGCAGCCGCCTGGTTTTCGTGTTCTTTGCGCGATATATTTGACCTGCGGTTTTCCCTTTTCCGCTTCGTGTTTCCGCAGGTCACGGTTGAGCGTGCGCGCTTGGTGCGCGGGGGTGTGATAACCGGATACCCCACCCCGGTTACCGCTCCTAGGCGGACTGCTCACCCTCCCCTGCCGTGTCCTCGGTCGTGCCCTGGGCGTCGACGACCTCCCCATCCACGTGCTCCGGGTAGTTGATCGCATCCGGGGTCAGGTCGACACGCACCGACTCGTCCGCGGCGATCGCCGTCGCCAGCTCCGTCGACTTCGGCATCCACTTCGAGAGCTGCCGCACGCACGTCTTCAAGGCCATCGCTTCGAAGTTGTCGACCCAGGGGCCACGCTCCGCGCTCTTAGCGAAGCGCGCCCGGTAGTCGAGCATTTCCGGGTGGGACATGACGTAGAACGCGTGCCCGCCGGTCGTGAACTTCGCCACCGCGTAGTAGGCGATCGGCTGGCCCTTGTCGCCACCCATGTAGGGCTTGTGCACGAGCTTGTCCTCCAGCCCGTAGTCGACGTCGAACACGTCGTTTTCGTAGACGGTGCGGGCAATCAGCGACTTGATTTGGCCGGAGCGGTGGGCGAGCTCCACCAACCCCTGGTAGCCGATGACAAGCTGGGCGACCAGGCCGCCGGCACGCCGGTCGTAGAACGGGATAAGGTAGGCGTGCCCGAGGACGCCGGGGCGCAGCCCGAGCTGCGCGCAGGTCATGAGCGACCCGAGCACGGACTGTGGAGTGCACTGGGCGAGCTTCGGGGCCTGTCGCAGTGCGGTCAGTGCGTCACGCACAAGCTGGGATGCTTCCGCCCCCTTGGGCATGGCGAGGGCGAACTGCTGCTCCATGCCGCGGATTTGGTCGGCGAGGGTGGTGGGGCGCTGCTGCGCGGGCTGCTGGTTGGCGGCCATGCGGGTCTCGAGGTCTTTCATTGCTGTTCTCCTTACGTGGTGGGGATGGTGATGGTGATGTGCTGGTAGTCGCGGAACAGGTCTGGGTGATGCTCTTTCAGCCAGGCTGTGTCGACCGCTGGTTTCATGGTTTGTGCCTGCTCCCACAGGTCGGGGTGGTCGTCCTGGAAGCGTCGCTTGTCGAGTTGTCCGTGGCGGACTCTGGCCCACACGGTGTCGCCGGTGGCGATCTGCTCATGCCCGCCCATCATCTTGAGGAGATGGTTCATGGCTTCGGCGCGGCGTCGCTTCGCGGCGTCCTCGGCTTCCTTGGCTTCGCGGGCCTGCTCCACCCACTTCCGTGCTTCGTCGGGGTCGACTTCCTGGCTGCCGGTGGTGCGGGTCTGTCGCCATTCGGTGAAGAGGGCGTCGCGGGTGCGTTCGTGCCAGTCGACGTCGGGGGGAGTGTCGTCCTCGACGTGACGCCAGAACTCGTCCTCCGCTGTCTGCATCATTTCGAGGATGTTCTGGTTCAGGGTGATGCGGTGAATGGAGAGATGGTTGCCGCCGATAAGTCCGGCGACGATCGCATCACGCCAGCCGGTGACGAGTCCGATGTGGTGGACTTGGATTTCGGCGTGGTCAGGGATTTGGCCCTTCCATTTGTCGGCGTTCCAGGCGGTGGAGTTCTTGAACTCGCAGAACGTCGACGTGTCGGGGATGAGCCCGTCGAGGTTGGCGCGTTGCCAGGGGCGCTCCCGGTTGGCCCAGGCTTCGTCCGGCTTGATGATCGTCACGCCGAGTTCTTCGGCGGTGGCGTCGCGGATGACTGGTTCGAGCCGGTTTCCCCACTCGCGGAGTTCCTCGGTGTCGTGGTCAACGGGTGGGTCGAGGGCGGCACGGCCGGTTTTCTGCTCCCACAGGCTGTAGGGGGATTCCCAGGGGGATAAGCCCATGATGATAGAGGCGTCGGAGGAGCCGAGACCGTGGCGCCGTTGCCCGATCCATGCGCCGCGGTCAGTGGTTTTCGGCAGCACTGTGACCGTGTTAGGGTGGTGCGGCATGCTGTTCCTTCCTGGTTGGTAGGGCTTGTGCATTGGGTGGTCGTTGTGTCGCGCTTTTTGGGTTGGCAGACCCAGCGTCACGCGGCCACCCGCTTTTTATGCGGTGGCTTGGAGTTCGTTTTCGAGTGCGATGGTCTCCATGAAGGCGTCGACCTGGTCTTCGCGGATGCGCCACGCACGGCCTAGTTTGACGGCTGCGATGCGTCCGGCCTTGATGTTGTTGGTGACGTATTTCTCGCTCGAGCTGATGCGCCGGGCGAACTCGGAGGTCGTGATGTAGTCGAGGTTGCCCATCGTGTCATCCCTTTCTTTTTAGGCGCTGGCGAACTGGCTGATGTCGCCGCTGTAGGCCAGGTCGTGAAGGTCACTGTCGAGTGTGATTCCGTCGCGGCGCATCATGTCTTCGATGGTGGTGATTTGGTTTTGGCAGTCGCGGATTCCTGCGGCCCAGTTAGCGGCGTGGCAGGCGTTGAGTGCGCTGATGGTGCGGCAGAGGCTGGTGGCGTAGTCGTGGGGTGTGGCTTGCATGGTGTTCCTTTCGGCAGGGGGCGGTGGCAGCCGCCCGGGTGGCTGGTAGGTCTCTCGGTTCCGTTCGGTTCCTCTCGGTTCCGCTCGTTTCCGGTGATTTCCAGTGTACCCCACATGGGTTACATAGGGCAACATTTGGGGCAATGTTCGTGCGCGAGAGGCGTGTTCCACCGCTAGTTATGTGGGCCACTTCGGGCTACATAAATTACACACGTGTGGTTTATTTCCGCTGGTCAACGGCGGTTTCTGGGGGTAACATCACGCGCATGGAATACGCCACATCCCCCAATCACCAGTTGGCCAATCTCGTGCGTGACGCCCGCAAGAAACTCGGCATGACGCAAGATCAGCTCGCGAGCGCACTAGGCAGGTCACGGATCTGGGTCGTGCGCGTCGAGAAGGGTTGGCGGGATGATCGGGCGGAGCCGATCACGCTCGATGGGGACATCGCCATCAAGTTGGCGTCTGTGCTTGGTGTGGATCCGTTGAGTGTGCTGCGTGCTGGGCGTGTTGCTCCGCAAGAATGGCCCGATCTATCGAACTATCGTTCGATGTTTGATAGTGTTCGAGTCGTTGACGTCACTAGTCTAACCCTCGAACAACAAGACATCATCGAAAGAGCCATCAATGAGTTCAAACACCTCAACCATCAACACAAGCACCCATGACCTGCTAATCATCCCACAAGCAGGACTCACCATCCCCGGCGCACACCTCACAGCAAAACAAGCCAAAGAAGCCAAAGAAGCCTGGCTCGCCTACGGCAACACGCCCACACAATCGAAAACCGGTGCTAAATGGACTGTGGCCATCGCACACATCATCAACGGCCACACCACCATCACCTCCACACTCACGATCCCCACACATCAAGAGCAGCACGCGCCGCATCCTGCGAAACATGCAGATAATGCCGCGTCGACACCAACGTCGAGTGCCCCACCAGCTGCCTAATGATCTCCGGGTCCACCCCAGCCTCAAGCAACCCCGTCACCATCGTGTGACGAGCAGAGTGCAGATCAACGACACTCACCCCGGCCCTCGAGCAGAGTTCGCGCCACGCCTCTGTATCAGCCCGCGACGTAAACGGCCTGCCGCGACTATCGGCGAACACTAGCCCCTCCCCTGTTGATTCTTCCCTCCATGCCCGCATTGCCTGCGCCAGCGCAGGCGTCATAGGCGTAAGTCGGATTGACGCCGATGTTTTCGGGCGCTGGAACCACATCCCCAGGTAGCAGGGGCGTAGCTCGAAGTCCTCCCGCACATCCGGCTCGCGCTTCGGGCACCGAGCCGCACTTCTCGTGCCGTCACACCCACACTCCCTGCCATGTCGCCACGGGACGCGTTGCAACTGCCACGAAATGTCCACTGCTTCCTCCCCCGGTGTGAGGACGATGCGCGACCATTCCAGGCCCAGGCACTCCGCCTGTCTCGCGCCGAGCTGTAGTGCCATGAGCCACCTGGCGCGCCACATGGGTGGCTCCCCGTCGATGGTTGTGAGCAATGCCTTCACCTCGGCGGCAGAGAGCGCCTCCCGTTGCCTCGAGACGACCCGCGGCCTGTCCATGCGGTCGCACACGTTGTAGGCGATCTTGCCCTCCCTCACGGCGTCTGCGAGGGCTTTGTGGAGGGTGTTGTGGACGGCCTCCACTGTGCGGCTGCTAGCACCGTTTTCGCGCATGGCGGCGTGCAGGGCCCGGATGTGGTCGACGGTAAGTGCGTCGAGTTTCTTGCCGCCGATCGTGGGGGTGATGTGGCAGCGTCCGTAGGAGCGGTAGTTGGCGAGGACGCGGGGCCGTACCCGCTGGGAGGCGATGGTCTCGCACCAGTGGTCCCACCAGGCCGCGAGGGTGGGGGTTGTGCCTGGGATGTAGGTTCCTGTGGCGAGGTCGCGGAGGATCTGCTGGCGCTTTTTTGCGATTGTGTCTTTGCGTGTTGAGGTGATTTCGCGCCGCTGTGGTTTGCCGGTGGAGTCAACTCCGGCGTTGACCATGAAAGCCCAGCGTTTGGTGGATTTCTTGTAGTAGATGTCGCCGACAGTGGCCAT